AGTGTAGCAGTAGAGAACGTTGCAGAAGCATTAGCTGAAGCTACAGGAGAATCTGTTGAAGAGGCACAGTCTGCTCAGCAGTCTTCAAAGAAAAATAAAAATAAAAACAGATAGGTAGCACACCTTTATCGTAGTAAAATGAATTCTGCATAGTGGGAATTCCGAGTCTAAAAACATTAAAACGATAACTAGTAGTTAAGAGAAGAGTGGAGATTTTCTCTGCTCTTCTCTTTCCAATAATTTGGTGTTGGACCCACTTTCATAGGAATCACCTGCAATATTGATATTTTATCTAGTCTATATTATATCATTTGCAGGTGATTTTAAAGACCCTATAAAAAATTATGTGGCATCAACAAATCTGTAATCAAGTAAAATTTGTCTTTCACTTGATTGGCAGGCGAGCGCGTCTTAGAATGTGCTGTGACCCTGCGTGTAACGTATTAACAATGATAAACACTTAGTGGGTTGCCCAGTATATACCCAAAAAGTGTGTAATAATTAATTTCAAGTTACACCAACGAGTGTGTTGCTAGTAGTTACACAATATTTAGTATTAATGGTGCAAAGATTATACTAGAAAGCAAAGAAGAAGAGAATCCGTTTGTGAGATGTTGGCTCGCAGACCGATTCTCTTCTTTTTTACCCGCAATTTTGCTAAAAAATAATGTTTATTCAGGGAAACAACTGAATAAACGTAAAAAAATAAGTAGCAAATATGCTACCAAAAATACAAAGGAGGTCATCGATATGGCTAATACACAACAACAATTACAGATGCATCATATATTGGAAGATGGTTCTATAATTGATTTAATGCCAGTAACTACATCATTAGATGTGCAAGTTGGTTCAAAGTCAAACGGTTCTCTTACATTACCGGGTAACAGTGCTTCAGAAGTACTGTCAGATACCATTTCTAACATCAGAAAATATCTGTACAACCTAACAAATGTCGCTAGTACACAGCGTGGAATATCTACGGATGATAAGGATACTAGTACAACTAACTTACCGACAACATCGGTAACTACAAAATTATCAAATGCTATTGATGCAATTGATACACGAGTAACAAGCCTAGAAAGCAAAGTAACAGATAGTACGCCACCAATAAGTCATGCGTCATCTGCAACAACATACGGTATTGGTACAGCCAGCTTATATGGTCACGTTAAACTTAGTGACACATATGCTTCAAAGACATCAAATGCAGCGGCTGCCAATGGTATAGGCTCATCACAGAATGCATTATACAACGCTTATAATGCTTTAAATAGTGCGAAAGCAGCAACAAGCCATGCTTCCACAGCAACAACCTATGGTGTAGGTTCATCTACAACATATGGTCATGTAAAGACACAAGGAACTATTTCAACAGCTTCTACTGATGCTGCAGAAGTTCCAACACAAGCAGCTGTAAAGGGATTATACGACACAGTCGTTTCAAATAAATCAGCAGCTGATACTTCCCTTAGTGGAAAAGCACCTACAAGCCATGCTTCTACAGACACAACATATGGCATAGGTTCAACAACAAACTATGGTCATTTAAAGATTAACGACCAATATAGTGACTCGACGTCTAGCACAACATCAGCAGCAGCAAATGCTGTAGCAGCGTCTTCATGGGCAGTATACCGTGCATATTCTGCTCTTACTTCAACAGTAAACGGAAAGGCTCCAACAAGCCATGCATCTAGCTCAACAACATATGGTGCAGGCTCAGCAAGCAACTATGGACACGTAAAATTGAGTGATAATTATTCAAGTTCCGCAGGTGCTGCGAGTGCAGGAGTTGGAGCGTCATCTAAGGCAGTTTATGATGCATACGCTGCTCTTAGTTCTAATATTACTACGATAAATAGCACGATATCGAGTCTTAAAACGGAGGTAGAAAATATGGCAACCACGGCTGATTTGTTAACTATATATAAGAAATGCTCAGAATTGGGGGCGACACCAGATGATAATGATGCAGACGGTATCTGCACTGCTATACAGAAAATCTATGATGATCAGTATAGCGTCGGTGTAGCTGACACTAAGTCAAGCTATAAAATACGATTGGGTATATCTGTAAATCGATATCTAGAGAGTGGCTCTGCAAATGCAACTGCTAATATCTCACTCACCAATCCCGGCTTTAGCAAGTTAACAATAATCGGATGGACAACCACATACTCATATTACTTTACATTTAGGATAAATAATGCTTCAGCAGGAATCAATTCAACCACAGATATTAGTACCTTAGAAACCGTTAATATTAGCGTGTATGAGACTGCCTGTAGCACAAATACATCACCTACAGGTACGCTAACTATTGAGTTGGAATAATAAAATTATAATCGTACTATTTGGACAGTTGATGAATAGGTTTTGTCACTATTTGACTCAGTTAGTGTTGATTGATATCGAACATCGAAAACATCACCTTTAGTAGCATTAATTATATACCATGCACTAGTTAAAGATTTATATGCAGAGGGTATTTTTATAGTCCCATATGATCCTAAAGCTGTTAACATATATAAACCTGATTCAGTTGTAGTATAGCTGTGATGTAAATCATAGCTGGATCCATAATTTGAATAGTAATTTAAGTTCTGAGATTTTGTTGAATTATATACAACAGAGGCACTCTCATATTCATTTGTGATAGTGTCAGCTACACCACTGCTTAGATTTTAGTAAAGCATAATAAATAGATATATACCCCGTAAATTAAAGGTATATATCTATTTTATTTTGCTACTATACAGAAAATCTATGATGATCAGTATAGCAGTGCAGATACTGTCTGCATCATTATCATCTGGTGTCGCCCCCAATTCTGAGCATTTCTTATATATAGTTAATATACCCCTTAGACATTTCTATAAGGTCATCCAGTTTTTCACTGGATAATAATTTACCAAAGAAAGGAAGAAACCTAATGGATACAGGTAAACAATTGCAAATACATGATATTCTTAGCGATGGTACAGAAGTAAAATTAATGCCTGTTAATACTTCACTTGATGTATATTTGGCTGGGATATCCGATAGTGGTTCTTTAAAATTACCAACAGAAGGGGATACGTTAACTGCAACACTAAATAACATATCAAAGTATCTCTCAAGTTTGTCTAGTGCAGATTCTACTAAAGGTACTGCATCTGTATACGGACATGTAAAATTATCAGATTCATATACAAGTTCAGGTGGTGCTGCTAGTAGCAGCGTAGCTGCATCATCTGCGGCAATTTATAATGCTTATACAGCATTAAATAATGCAAAAGCACCAAATAATCATGCATCAACTGCTACGACTTATGGTATTGGTACAGCTAGTAATTATGGTCATGTGAAATTAAGTGACACATATGATTCATCGGTATCAAGTGGTGCAGCTGCAAACGGAATGGCGGCTTCACAGAATGCATTGTATAATGCATATAATAAGTTAAATACTGCAATAAGCGGAATGTCTATATCAACACATACTCATAGTAATGCTACAACATCAGCAGCTGGTTTTATGAGTACGACAGATAAAGCAAAATTAGACTATACGAATGTAGCATATTGTACATGTAGTACAGCAGCGGCAACAGCAGCTAAGGAGGCAACGATTGATGGGAATTCTAATTTCGTACTCCAAAAAGGTGCAATAGCTGTTGTCAAATTTACAATTACAAATAGTGCATCTTCTTGTACATTGAACGTTGGTGGTACTGGTGCTAAAAGCATATGGTACAATACATCTGCATATACGGGAAGTTCATCACAAATATGTGGATATGCTAGCAGGACGTTAGTATATGCATATGACGGTACATACTGGGTATGGGTTCATGGTGGATATGATGCTAACGATAATACAATTCCATCTGCATACTGTACAACAGCAGCTGCAACAGCAGCTAAAACTGCTTCATGTACAAATTATGTATTACTTGCAAAATCATATATACAGGTAATAATTACAACTGCAAATACATCAGCAACTGCTCTGACATTAAATATTAATAGTAAAGGTGCAAAACCTATTTACATCAATGGAAGTGCATCTAGTACGAGTAACTATACTTTGCCAGCTGGTTCATATTTAGTATATTATGATGGAACGAATTATTACTTTAGAACGGATGGATATATAACGGGAAGTATAACTGGAAATGCTGCTACTGCAACTAAGTTAGCTACAGCAAGGACATTAACTCTTGGAAGTACTGGTAAAACTTTCGATGGGAGTGCTGATGTGTCTTGGTCATTATCTGAAATAGGTGCAGCTGCATCATCTCATACTCATAGTTATCTTCCACTTAGTGGTGGAACTGTCACAGGAACCACTGTATTTTCTAAGACAACTGATGCTTCTGGTACAGCTAATAATTCACCAGCATTGGTAATTGGCAATGCTGCTACAGGCGAGCATATTGAAATTGATGGAAATGAAATAATGGCAAAAGCTACAGGTACAACTGTAGGTCCATTATATTTAAATAACGACGGTGGTGCTGTTAATGTAGGTTCAGGTGGATTAGTTGTTGCAGGTACCATATCTGAAGGTGGTACTGCATTAAGTTCTAAATATGCAGCCGCTTCACATACTCACAGTTATGCACCAACTTCTCATGCAAGCACTGCCACTACATACGGAATTGGCACAGCTAGTAATTATGGTCATGTAAAACTAAGTGACACATATAATTCATCAGTATCAAGTGGAGCTGCAGCTAACGGATTAGCAGCTTCTCAAAATGCTTTATATAATGCATATAATGCACTTAATAGTGCAAAATCTGATTCAAGCCATACTCACAGCTATGCAGGAAGTTCATCTGCTGGTGGTGCTGCTACTACAGCCTTAGCTTGTACAGGAAATTCTGCTACTGCAACTAAATGGGCTACTGCAAGAACCATAACACTTGGTTCAGGATTATCAGGAAGTGTATCTTTGGATGGTAGTGCAAATGTTACATTAAATGGATTCTTAAAACATGCATATCAGGGTGATGACAATTCAACATATTCAAGTTATGCATGGCACAAGATTGCTGAAACTACAATTACCAGTGCTAATACGGATGCATGTGCTGCTTGGTATGTTACTCAGGGATATGCAAACGATACCAACGGAATTTTACGAGCTAGATTAAGAACAGGTAGTACCAAAATTTACGATACTGGTTCGTTAAGATGGGATTATGCTGGAAGCGGAATAGATGTGAGTAACTTTGTAATGGTTTATATTAGTACTGCTGATACTTCATGTAAAGCTGAAATTTGGGTAAAGCAAACAGCTCAATATCGCTCATGGCAATTTGTTACTCTGTATGAGGGTAATCGACAGAATAATAATAGCACTATGTGGACTATGTATAGTGCAACTGCAAATGGTTCTGCAAGTTATACAAGTGGAACAGGTACCATTACTTCTTCAGTAAGTACAATAAAAAATCCAACTAATTCATCTGCTAGTACTGCTACTACTGCTAGCAAATTAGGTAGTTCTACGGTGGGTGGAACTACTTCTCCTATTTATCTTAATGCAGGAACAGCTACAGCTTGTACTGGTAGAACTGTACCCGGAATTAAATCTGCAACAGCTGCAACTACAACAGGATGGGGAACTAATAATGACTATGCTGTTGATGTGTCACTGTTATCATATTGGAATGGTGCATATAGTAACACCTCTTCTAACCTTGCTTATTGCAATAAAGGTGCATTTGGAGACATGGCAACTAAAACAGCAAGCAATTATTCACTTTCAACGCATACTCATTCAAATGCAAGTACATCAGCAGCGGGTCTAATGAGTACAACAGATAAGGCAAAATTAGACTATACAAACGTGGCATATTGCACATGCTCTACTGCAGCTGCAACAGCCGCTAAGGAGGCAACCATTACTGGAAATACTAATTTTGCACTTCAGCCGGGTGCAATAGCTGTTGTCAAATTTACAATTACAAATACCGCTTCATCATGTACTTTAAATGTGGGTGGTACTGGTGCTAAAAGCATATGGTACAATACATCTGCATATACGGGAAGTTCATCACAAATATGTGGATATGCTAGCAGGACGTTAGTATATGCATATGACGGTACATATTGGGTATGGGTTCATGGTGGATATGATGCTAACGATAACACGTACCCATCTGCATACTGTTCTACTGCAGCTGCAACAGCAGCTAAAGTAGCAACATGTTCAGGCTATAATCTACTTGCAAAATCATATATACAAGTAATAATTACAACTGCAAATACATCAGCAACTGCTCTGACATTAAATATTAATAGTAAAGGTGCAAAACCTATTTACATTAATGGAAGTGCATCTAGTACAAGCAATTACACATTGCCAGCAGGTTCATATATTGCATATTATGATGGAACGAATTATTACTTTAGAACGGATGGAAGTTTAACGGCAAATATTACGGGTAATGCTGGAAGTGCTACCAAGTTAGCTACTGCCAGAACTATAACCATTGGAAATACTGGTAAATCATTTAATGGTACGGCGAATGTATCATGGACTTTAGCAGAACTTGGAATTACTGATAGCGTAGTATTCGCAACAGACCAGCCAACAAGTACAGGAATTTACTGGTTTGAGCTTGGTGCTACCAGATAACGATAAAAAAGAAGGAATACCAAATTTTCGGTATTCCTTCTTTATTTTAAAAGTAACTTTTTTCTTCACTGTCCAATATTTTATATACTGGTACAGTCTCGGTTTTATGATTAAGCGCTTCCTGATGGGTTGCACAGAAAATATCAATATGATTACCTTTTATTGCTCCTCCCCTATCTTCTACTGTGTATTCAGTACCATTGATAACCAATTTAGTACCGAATGCTATAGATGGATCAGCTGCAATTGTATGATTAGCCTTTGGCATTACTCCTGATGCCGTAGGATTATTTGCTGTACCACAGCACTGAGCACAAGGACAATAATATGTAATATAGAAATCTCCCATATATTTTACATTAGGATTGTCCGTTGTAGTATAAGATGCATTAACAAATTGAGGGGTTCCATCTGATGTCGAAATCTCAGCCCATTCTTCTTCCTCCTCTGTTATAATATAGGCTGTTGCAATCATTTTGGTTCCATATTCAATTGACGTAATTATATCTGTATCGTCACCTACTCCTTCGTGTATATTTAATGTCTCAACTTCTGAATAAATTTCTTCTGGTTCTTCTAACTCTATTCGAGCTAATTCTGTTGTGGTTTCTAGAGCTTCCGTTAATTTATTAACGTCATTATCTAGTGTGAGTATAGCATCAACTAGGGTGCTAATTTCTTCTGATGTAATAGACGGTTCAACGCTATGAACCTCTGATAGTTCTGAGTATAATTCAGCTGATGTATTGAATTCTACGTTAGTAGTACTATTGTAAATACATTCTCCAGCTATGCTCGATATCATTGCTATGAATGATATTATTGCGGCTATTAAACTATACTTACGGATATAATGCTCCCGTATCCTTTGTTCCATACGCTGTAGACGCAAGGATTTACTATTCGAGTAACTATGTTGTTCTTTCATGATAAAGTATATTCCTCCTGAATTTCGTAATATGTTTTACTGGTTCCGGATTTATGGCTTATAACAATCACATCCTTTCTTCATGAGTTTCCCTTATATTCTCCTCGACTAATAAATTTCTCCTTTCTATATCAAATTTGTTAGAGGAAAAATATTTCCAAAACCGTATAACATTTGCTGATGATAGAACACCAATACGGACATATAATATATCACCATATATTGTGAACGATGAATTAAGTAAAATCAATAGAAAGGAAGGAAATCCATTATGAATAGAAAAGAGATACTCTTAATGGAAGCCAGAATGGAATGGTCTTCTGGGGATGAGGTCTTCGAAGAGGGCGTTAGTGATACTATTCAGAAATTTAGTGCAAAATTAGTTGCTCAAATAAAGAAGATAGTTGCAGAAATGGTAGCTTTCGCAAAAGAGTTAAAACTTTCGGTAGATACAGCTTTATATTCATCTAAATTGAAGATGCGTTTTGGTACATTAAAGAGGCAGTTAATGTCAGGTCAGACTGTATACTTACCTGATTTTAAATCAGTAGATAAAATCTATAGAACTGAAATTACAAAGTTAAAGAAAGAAGTTGCTCATATTAGAAATTCTCTTAATCCTTCATTCCTTAAGAAAATCACTAAGAATGAAGTTGAAAGATATATGAAGCAGAAAGAAGATTTAGCCAAAGAGATTGACGATATAACAGTTCAGTTATCAGTTGATAGTCTTAAGAAGATAGAGTTAAAATCAGAGAGCCAGTTTGAACCAGCAGTTAATAAGATGGTAGCTGAGTACAAAATGTACATGAGTGAATACATCAAACTTACAAGTGATTTGGAGAAATGCATAATAAATTTCGAGAAGAATACTTATATTGCAGAATCTAGTTACGAAGCAAAATTATATTGCAGAGAAACTATGTCAATGCTTCAAACTGTAAAAGTAAAGAGTACTAAACTTTGTAGAAAAGCCGTATTTTTATTCTGTGCTACATTTGGTATATAAAAAAGAAGGATAAGGGTTAACCCTTATCCTTCTTTAAACTGTTTATGCATGATTTGTATGGTTGTACGAAGCTCTTAAACTCTGGTCGGCTAACTATTTCTTTTATCTCTTTGATATTGTCTTTTATAGTTACAGCTGAGCCAAATGCTACCACACCAAACATCAAGTACTTAAAATACTTTAATTCTTCTAACTTGTTTCTCATGATTACTTATTATCCTTTCTACTTTATTTTAAGAGGATGCTCTTGTGAAGCACCCTCCATAGCAGTGATTACAGACCTGCTAGTACTGCGACACTCTTGGCAAATATATTTGCCAATTGCTCGTTATGTGTTTTTGCAACAGCAATTCGTAACTCGTTGAAATTGCGAATGCCGTAGCTTTGAAGAAGATTGAGCTCTTCCTCAGAAACTATTAGTTTCATAAGACCACCTCCTTTGCTATTTTATCTAGAAGATATTATATCATTGGAAGTGGTCTTATCAACACGTCGCAACAACAATTAAATATGTGCGACATAAGCATAAAGTCTGTTTTAGTTAATGCCAAAGTAAGACAACAACGATTTTAGCATCATGGCTTAACGTTTTTCGGAATGCTCGAAATAGCATATTAATGCATTATTTAAATCAGAATCATTAAAAAAGAAGCTTGGATTTATATCCAAGCTTCTTTTATTTGATTATTGAACTCTCTGACCTCTTTTACTAGGTCACTGTATGATTCTAATGATGTAGCGAGCAACTCCTCTCGCATCTTAAATTCAATCAAATTTTTCATAATTTGTTGTTGTTTTTCTAAGGGCATTGTTGGAGTTTGAAGATAAATGTCCTCAATCAGCTCGTTTAACTCGGCTGACAACAAAACCAACTCATCATTAGCAATACTTAAATATGCACCGGGTAAATTTACACCCATCATAAAAATCACTCACCTTTCTAAATCTGGTTTATAATCAAGTTACGTAAATATTACATAACCCACTTTAGGATAAAACCTAGAAAGGAGGAAATTTGATGTATTATCCGACGAATTTTTTTAATATCTATGACATATTATCTGAATACGGATTTGTGGTAATTGAACTTACCACGTATGATAAAAAGATACTAGGACGTTATGAATTTGCATGCAAGAATGATATTCCATATGGGCAAATTGGTAGCTTTAAAGTAAGTGAAATAAGGTCATTCTTAACAGATGATGACGACAGTGGAATAGTATTAACTGTAGAATGTCCACATGAAAATATTGAAAAAATAATGTCACATCTAAAACAGCATGCTCTTACAACTGAAGTTATACAATAAAAAAGACCAGATAGATTTTTCTATCTGGTCTTTTCTTTTATTCAAGGGTCTTAAACTTAATAATCTTAGCTTGCAATGCACCCGGATTAATTGGTATAGGAAACTTTTCAAGTTCTATATCTTCTGGTTTAACATTAAACTGCTCACATACTTGAACTCCTTCATGATATGCTAATCCAACAACCTCTATATCATGGTCGAAGCGACCCGGTCTAATAAGAGCAGGGTCTAATCTATCTTTATAGTTAGTAGTTGCACATACCATAAGATTGCTGTCTGCTAAGACTCCATCAAGTACTTGGAATAATGTATCTGTCTGAGCAAACATAGGACTCATTCCTAATCCGCTGTCATCATCGTCATCATCATCTGTCTTCTTACTAAGTTTTGATTTAGTGCTACCTTTAGCCAGTTTTCTTCTATCGACAAACTTAAAATCAATATCTTCGATAAGAATGATGAACTTGGTGTCATCTCTTGAATTTTCTTTTGTGTAGTTAATGGCTTCATTTAAATCATCGGCACCTACTAAAATTAGTGACCTCTTTAATCTCATTGCAAGATATCTCACAATAGTAGATTTACCCGTTCCGGGAGGTCCCCATAATAATACTCCAACGGTTTTATTTACCTCGTAAGTAGTACGAAGTTCATCACTCTTATCAACAGTTCTAATTACTGTCTCTAGAGCTTCATTAACCTCTGGTGCTAGAATAATAGTGGTAGGTACTGTGGCGTAATTTACTTGGAATCTTCCTCTTCCGCCAGATCCCATCTGAATAACTTTTATCCTACGATTGAATTTATCGGCATATCCATGGTCAATGTATTCCCTTGCTTTTTCTATTTCATCAACGAAATATTCATAGACTTTATGAGTAGGTGAAATGAAATAGATATCGAATCCAACTGAGGTAACGTACTCTTTATTTCTGTTAAATTTTACCGCAATATAAAGTATAGCATCATTATACCTAATTATCTTGGTATAATCGTCTTCATCCTCAGCATCATCTTTCCATACATAAAATGGATAATATGGTGAATGGTTATTCAGATAATCTTTAAGCTCTTTCGTTTTATTTGCACTAATATTAAGAATATTTGAAAGTGCTTCATCATCAAAAATCGTGAGAAATGCATTGAAAATTTCTCGTGATTTATCCCAGCCTGAACCAGATATTTTTGGAATTAGTGTACCTTGCACAGGGTCAATTATAATCTTCCTTACCAGACTTTTGGTTAGTTTCGAAGTAATCATTTTAGTTACTATTTGTGCTGATACAGCTGCTGGGTCTGTGTATCTACTAAGTGCAGTACACATTGCTTCCATAATAGCATTAGTAGAAGCGGTTTCTTTTGCCATAATTTCTTCCTTCCTTTCTTCTGTTAGCATAAATAAAGTGGAAAGGTAGAATAAAATTACCTTTCCACTTATTACCAAGTATGTCATTAAATCATCTTTAAAAAGATTAAAGTCTCTGCAATTAATGCTCTATCAGGTGCCATTATAGGTTCACCAAGCATATCTTGATTTTCATATGCAACATATGTCCACTTGGTGTTAACCATAGTAGATAAAATCTCCATAATAGTTCCCGGCTTTCTCTGCTCTAGTTCATAGTATTTCTCATTAATGAGATACTGATAACTAGGGTCGCTTATAATTTCTTCATTTAGAGCTGCATTACGTAATGGCTTATTATTGATTCTTCCTGATACGTTTCCAGTTAGAATATATGGTAACCAAGTATTGCAACCAAATTCGTTTGCATCATTACCAGCCATCAACAATAATCTCTTCTTAAGTAAGATGATTAATGTATTATATGCACGCCTATTAATTAGGTTGGCATCTCTATAACTAGCGAAGAAGTCAGCAAATACCGACCTAACCATCTTTACTTGGAAGTCAGATGGATAGTGGTAATCTCTGTAATACTGAATCTCTTCATCAGTTATTGGTACATCTATCTTCTTCTGCAATAATTCAAGAGCCTTTTCCATGTTGATTTCTGCCATGTGGACAATACCGACATCAATCTTGGTGAGGTTCATCTCCATTTTATCAGAAGCTGATAGACCATCAGAATTTCTAGTATTAGTCATTTCTGTTAAGGTCTTTCCGTACGTCTCTTTGGTAAAATACCAAAGTTGTTGTTTTGTAATCGTCTTATTAAAACCGACAATGTTCTCCGCATACTTACCTGTCTTCGGGTTCCATGTCTTGTTAAACATGTACTTCAGCATATTGTCAACGATTAATCGTGTCTTTACAAAGCGTTCGGTAACTAGAGCAATATCATCTCCAAGTACTTCTCGCTGTCCAAACATCTTCTCATTGTGATAAGCTGAATCATATACCTTAGAATCAATATACACGTAGAGCTTATTAAAGATATTGATATCCGGGTCGGTTAATTTGTCGAAGAGTGGACGATAAATATAATAAATAATATTCTCGTCTTTCTTTTCTGTTACTGCTGTAGGACGTATACGGTTAATAAGAAGATAATGATGAATTATTGGGCATATCATTTTCATACCCATTGAAATTCTGAGCAATATCTTGATATGATTATTGTCGAATTCCAAACTCTTCATGTACTTCTTCGAAGATTTGTATAAACTCTCACTACTCTCGATATCATCCAAATAATTATCATCGACCATTCTTTTTATCTTCTCATAGATACTGTCACTAAAGAAGTAGTTATAAATGTCGTCGATAAATACTTGGAGTTCCTGCTTAACTGTTGATATTGAGCCATCATCTGGTACATTCAACGGTTTGTAATGAGGGTTATCCTTGTGCTCGTCTAGTAGATATTTCATTTTCAAATATCCAAAAACCAATTCATTTTCTGGATCATACTTATTGATGAAGTAGTTTATGTATCCTGCATTCATTGCTAAGTACTCTTCAAATTTAGGTTTCTTAACGATAAACTCGTCAAATTTCTTGAGTTTCTGCCCTGCTTCACCATAGCATTTCTCAAAGTGTACAATAAATTTTTGTCCCTCTGATTCAACTATGATTTCACTGTCGTTTTTAGGCTTCCATGTATTAATTTCCGCTTTACGCTTATTTTTGTCCATAGGTGTTACTTACTTCCTTCCTTACAACTTTCGTGCTTTTTGGTATTGTCCAAATTTATAATATATCACAAAAATCACGATAGCATTTTTAAATTCGCTTTACATTGCTAGCTCGTTTAGCATGCGTAGCTTTATGCACTGTACTCTTCTTGGCATTAACTTTGGTTACTGTCGGTGCTTTTGTAACCACTTTTCCTTTCTGAGGTTTTCTACCTTCGGGCATTCTTTCGTCCGAAGATTTCGCTGCATCTTTGTCCGTCTTTTTTCCTAAATTAGCAATGCTGGTTGAGAATTTAACATCTTCAAAGCTATTAATATCTGCAAAAAACTTGTCTAACGGTTTCTTTCGTTTTGCAAAAAATCCTGCTTTATTAAATGCTGATAGTTTATGGTCTTGCATATATCGACAAGCACTATAAATAGACTTGTCATATGATATCTTTAAATTTGGATTTGCTTTCTCTGGTAACTTGTCCGCATATAGAGCATCCATTTTCTCACCCAAAGCGTCTACCAACATACCATTCTGTCTGTAAAGTACAGCATATTGGTAAATAAATGATGGGCTGTTTGAAAAGAATTTAACGTGATATCTTCTGAATGTTATATCCTTTGCTATCTCATCGCTTTCAGTGAAGAATAAAAGCACAACATCATAGAATATAGTCTCGTTGCTATCTGAGCCCACTTTAATATGGACTAGATAATTCTTATTATCAACTTTAGTACATGCTTCCATATGGATTCTTTTGGTTGACACTAGCTTCCTGTACTTAGCTTCAAAATCATTTGACTTTGGCTCAATTCCTCCAAAAGGTTTAGCTAAAAAATCTTCTAATGTCTGGGTCATGGTTTATCAATCCTCCTTAGGATGCTGATATCTAGGAATAACAACTTGATTTCCTGATATTAGTATACCCAACAAGTCAACAACAGCTGTTAATATTTCAATATCGGTTTTAGCCGAATTGATTATCTTATCTGAGTATTCCTCTTTTACAAGGTCATATACTTTGTCATTCATAATGCAGTTATTTGCATACTGCTCAACATCTGAACTCTCGTATTTTCCAACACGATTATCAAATGTCCTGCTGTAAACAGCTCTGAATGCACTCTCAAATGCAGTAATTATTTCTAGAAGCATTGAATTCTTCTTTGTAGTAACCCCTGTATTAAGTGTATCTTTAACTCGTAATATTGCACGTAATAAACTGATATTTCCGCCAAGGACATATCCGTTATGATATGCTGATTCAGCAGCTCTAACCGCATCCTCAACAGCATCAAGTTTTAATCCTTTAGATAAATCACTTTCGCCACCTACATAAATAACGGCTGTATTCATCTGAAGAGAAATATAACGAGCTTTTGCATTTTCAACATCTACTGTGTAAGTACCAAGTGCTTGGAATTTTGCTGTTAATTCATCAAGCTCAATCTTAGCATCTTCAAGAGTTCTCTCATAGATATTTTTATCATACTGAGATACTTTGAAAATACTTGTCTTGTCATCTGCTATCATATTATCAGCATAGCCAAGTGTAAGTAAATAAGAATCAGTAGACTCTACTGGTGGGAACTGATGAGCTGAGCGTATATATTGAGCTTTTGCTTCAAACGAATCTATTCCTCTATCACAAATATTAATTGTCTGAAGAAGAGAACTCGTATCCGCAGCATCAATTATCTCAGACTCAAGAGTTTTATCAATAACCTGAGTATTTAAAAGCATTGCCAAATCATAAATAGAATCCTTGTCAGCTTTATTATTGCTAGGATAACTCATTATGATTAAACTGCAATCCTTATTCATTCTATACTCAGTCATAATGTCACGTCTCATCTTGTTATGTAATGTGACTTCATCATATGAAGGAGCAATAACAACAAGTTTACTTCCAACCTGTCTCATATCTTCATAGATAGGAGCAATAATATCACGATATGTACGCTCTTTTATATGGCAGTTAAATACGAGGACATTCAGGTTAGAATAGTTTCCAGTATTATCACTAGAATTAACATAGATTCTGTCACCTAAACGGACCTTTGATTTGTAGCCTTCATTCATATCAAGATATGTAGAAGCCGTATCAGATCTCTCGCAGCGTAATATAGGATATTTAAATTCGTTATATACTCCTGCGATAATTTCACTGATTTCTCCATCACCATTAGTAGAAACTAAGGTGACATTCCGCATCACACTATACATATTATCATCGGTTATAAGTCTAATTTCTTTGTCGAATTCTTCAATAACCATTTCTCTTGCTTCATTTAATAACTCAAGAAAATCCTTTGATGAAACATTCTCGGCATTAAGTACATTTTTGACATACTTGAACATGCTGTTGGTCGCTATAATAGCTGTTGTAGTTCCGTCACCAACTGCATAATTTAATCGTCCACAGATATCAAGTGCCATACTGCTGATTACTCTATCTATGGGTGAACCTGTTATATGATCAAATGTGATATTGGATGCAATAGTATAACCGTCCTTTGTTGCATGCACGTATGGATAGTCTGAAATAAGGGTAGATGCTCCATAAGGACCAAAGCTGTTACCCAAAATAGAATCCATCATTGCAAAAATTGTCTCTGCACGGTTTTGAAATTCTTGCTGTGATAAAACGTTGACTGCAGGTTTCTTGTCAATAGTTATACCTCTGCAGTCGAATTTTTCTGATAATGTAGTTTTATTTATCATAATACATTCCTTCCTTCCTTTTTCTTTAGATTATATTGCTGTTAAGAGTTGATTATAAATTTAATACCTTAGAATAGCCAAATAAAGAGATACCAGCCATTTATAAGCTGGTATCTCTCTAATCAGTTACTGGTTATTATTTCCACCATTATTGTCATTATTAGCGTTCTCATCTGTAGATGCATTTGCATTAGATTGTGCTAATCCCTGAAGCAATTTCATGTATTCATTTGACCTGTCTCTTGCAGCAACTCTAAGTGCACCAAGAGCTGATACAAGATCAGATGTAATAATTCTGATATTCTCTTCAGTCTTATCATTCTCACCTTGATTCTTCTTGTTATCAAGTGGTGATGATGTAATCTTGTCACGGAATGCTGTAAGATTATCAATGAATTTATTGTAATAATTCTCACAGTAATTAATCATCTCAGGAACGAGTTCCTTCAATTCATTATCGGCTACCTTAACGTAATCAAGACTTCCTTTTCCAACTTTAAACATCTTGACTAGATCTGCAGAGAAATCATCACTGGCTGGAATATATCCTGCTGGTCCAAAGAGTGAATTTCTAAGACCTTTCTGATCAGTTGTCCTTAGGGTATTATCACCTAATGCATTTGCACGGTCAATACAACCTTGCATAAGATTAATAGTATTCTCTTTGCGATATTTTATCGTATCAATAGAGGTATTTGTATATCTTCTGCTGAGCAAGAATGCCTTATTTTTTGTAATAAAAGCAAGGTTTTTCTTCTTAACTCCGCTATCGAAAACTTTCTGTATTGCTTCGATAATTTTATTAATAACTTCTTTAATCTTTTCTGATAACTTTCCAATTGCGGCTTTAGCTTTATCAGCAGCATTATTTTGGTTATTATTATTGCTGGTATCTTGTTTGCCGTCACCTTCATTAACCTTAGGACCATTACTCTGATTATTATTCTGAGCATTATTATTGCCCTGCTGGTTGTTATCATTATTTTGGTTATTATCACCGTCTGCTTCGTAGAATGGTTCTCCACGAAGTTTCTTCTGGTAAAGCGAAGCATAATATCTATTGATTCCCTTAAGCTCTTCCTCAGCATCCTCGTATTTCACAACAAGTTCATTCTCTGAGTTAAGAGGGAACCATTCAACATCATTCTCAACCTCAATGTTAACTTCAGGATGAGGATTTGGATCACGCAAGAAATCTGCAATATAAGCAAGTCTATTGTTAAACAGAGTACCCAATTTAATGTCAAGCTGGGTAAGTGCTTCTAATGCACTATCTATCCAGTCGGTAAGTGTATCCATACTAAATGGAGTAAACTTCTCCGGCATTCTGGTAACACTATTTCTTGCAATAGTGAGTAATTCTCTAATATCTCTAAACTCTTCAGCAAGCTTAGTTACTGTAGCTTCAGTTCTCTGCAATTCTACATAAAGAACCTGAGGAGTATAATGTGGATAATTAGGTTTAACGAGTGCACCAACTTTATCTGCAATACTTAAGATGTATTTGTCAATATCAACAGGCAATCCATTCATCTCAAGGTAATCGCTAAATGGAGTATCAGCATGCTCATCTGAAAGACCTGCAACAACTGAACGTAATTTTGTATGTAGGTCTTTTATAGATATTGCTGTGCATTCATTCATCCTGTCATCAACAAGAGTATTGCGACCAAGTGTACCATTAAGGTGCATATTTACACGACAGTGCCTGTCAACGATATCCTGCAAATCAAATTCATCACCAAGCTTAGTATTAACAAGCAAAGTTGTTAACTCATCTGCAACTGTAATGATATCTGAATTATTGGTGATGCTAATATTTAATCTATTAGCAAAATCATCATCATTGTTATCACCATCATCATCAAGTTCTTCTCCATCCTCTAAGAATGATTCATCAAATGCTCTTGATGAAATTCCATCCTTCATGGAAAGAGTTGCTTTTAACTCAATGATAGCTGAGGCATTCTTCATATACGATCTCATTAATCTGAGAAGCATTGTAACTACATATGACTCTACATTATAAAGTAATATGTATGCATATGCACAGAGAGTTTCAACATCATCTACTGTGCAATATTTACTGTCTGTAAGTTTAACAGACTTAACTGCAGCTGCTCTAGCAACATTCAAATCAGAACTTGCTTTATCAAAAGCTCTTATAGTTTCAGTAATAATCTGATCGAATCCCATCTGGTTAAATCTCTCATAATTCTTACCACGAACAAGTCGTGTATCTAGAAGGTCAACCAAGAATGGTAGTATTGCAATTTTAGTAGTATTTGGATTTACTGCCAATGTATCAGCATTTACATATCCAGCTAATCTCTTTATATTCATGGAAGTATCCATGGATGTGGTTACCGCCATTGAAATACGTGACCTCTGTGTTTGAGGAGCTGTATATGTATCAATAACATCTTTAATTTTCTTTTTACCAGAAAATACATCTGATATATCAGTTGTAAAACCGTTACTAAATCTGTCTGAGATATACTTGAAGCTAATATTTCTAATCTCATCAGTAGCATGGAGTGTTATGTAGTTTCCATGCTTGTTAAAATTTGATTTAGAGTAGTTCTGATTAAAGAACTGATAAGCATCTTCTATCTCAGGTTTTAATGCCATAAGAGCATTCATTCCGTCTTTTAGATGATTGATGGGTACTTCAAAGTCACTGAGCTTATCGTACAAATCATCAATATCTTCATTGTATATTTCATGTCTCCATGAAGCCTCCACAAAAACCTTTGACATTCCTGTTTGGTTCTCAATGGTTTTCATGGCAAATGGCTTCACGATATCTCTTATACAAGACATTTTACGCCACTTCCTTTCATTCTTTTTATATCATATTAATGCTGTATATTTGGGACATTAATTACCGTAATCTCTGACAATCTGGGTCTGTGCTATTTTATCTTCAGCACCTCGACTAAAAGCGGCAAGTGTTTCACCAATAGTTGCTGCACCTTTAGTATGCCCATGATTTTTTGCAGCCTCAAAGCACTGATCTATTATCTTCGCATATAATTTCTGTGCCTTTCTTGAACTATCACCTGTTATTGATTGCATTTCATTTAAAATCTCAGCAATAAGTGATAAACGTTCTGCATCATCAACAGCATTTTCAGAATGTCCAGATGCTATCTCATGCTCATTTACATTTCGAATAGCAAGCATTGCGGCTCTGTATTTTTCAGTATTAGCTTCCATTGTCTTGCACATAGCATCATTGTCATTCTTGAGTTTTTCAGGACGCGACTTGGTATAAGTAATATATAATGTACCTGCACTTATCGCAATACCAAGGACCGTAGCTGTTGTAGCAATGAGTTTTTCATTATCATGAATCTTCTGTTTTGCTTTTTCCCATTTACCTCTAAGAGATTTAGGGTTAACCTGTCTCTTTTCAATTGCTGCAAGAATTTCATCAGATGACTTGTAGAAGTCCTCCAAATCTTTATATGTAGCAAACGATAGGTCTTCACGATTAACAGCAGCCCTAATCTGGTCTGCCTGTTTAGGGAATTTACGAGTAACTTCGCGAATCTGTTGCTCTTTTGATTTTGATTCCCATATCTTTGCCTTGAAATCTTTCATAGCATTGCTAATAGTCGTCTTGATTTTCTCTATAATCTCAAGGATTTTATTACCAAGGCGTTTAATCATACCAGATACACCTTTATTCACAGACACTTCAGCTGCTTCGGTAAATAAGCCAAATTCATCAAGAGCTTGAGCATGTGCTCTTGCCATATTTATATCTGTACGACAACTCTCGATAAATTCAGCAGTTTCCATATAATCTTTATCAGCCATAAACTGATCATCACATTTATGGATATCTTTTAAATAGATCATCTTTTAATTACCTTCCTTTCTTTTAAGGTCATAGTTATCCGTTTGTTTTCGGGTAACCTTTTACTCGTCAAGAGTTTCCCTGATAAGTTCGGCAGGTATGTCTATATCTTTCTTCATCTTTAAGAATAAAGCTATCTTTACTTCCTCTGGTACATTCTTATCTATAAATACCTTATATTCTGGTGGAAGTGCTGATACTCTTTTACTTGCCAAATTCATTTTCTTTTCAAGAGAAGAATGAGAAAATTCTGCTGTAATATTATTCTCATTTTTAAATGCTTCTCTAAAGAAAGAAATAAAAGCTTCTTCATTTTCATATCCATCAGGAATACTGAAAATTACTTTAAGCTTGTAAATATTCTTCTTCTCTTTTGTCTCTTTTATATTATAGACAGTCTTATCCCATTCGGAAGTATTACTATAAACAGGGTGATTATTTCCATATTTTAGGGTATGATAAATAAGGGCTTCAGTATTAACTACAAAATCCTTACTACATTTACCAGTTTCAGGGTCAAATGATAGTTGGAAGAAACCTTTATCTTCATCTTCACCTTGTTTCCACCTAGAGAAACTTCCTGAATAAGATACGTTATCATCATATTCTGCATGAATATGGTAATGTCCAAATATAACTTCTCCTCTACAAGCATAAGCTAATTCTCCTGCTTTAAACATAGGAGCTTTCTTTCTAGAAGTATCTTCTTTCTTACTTTCTTTAATCTTTCCAGTAAAAGCTTCTTGTATCATTCCATGTCCAAAGATAAAATCATATTTATTCTTTTCTGATAAGAATTCCTTATAATACTCATGCTTGTCATAAATATACTCCTCGGGAATATATAGAACTTTCATACCCGGAAGTAATTCTTCTTCTGTTACTGTATTAATTATCCTAAGGTCAAAATTAAGTATATCAAGTGACTTAGGAAGTTCATTTACTAATGGAGCAAACATGCTATACTGAGAAGAGTCATGAGAAGATGTACCATAAACTACTCGTAAAACTTTGGTTGAAGTTAATAGCCAAATCATTAATTTTTGTGCCATTACTATATACAAATCAGATGAATACATCTGCTTGTCAAAATAATCTCCTCCGATAATAATAAAATCTAGTAGTCCTTCTCTAGTATATTGCTTTAACAATGAATGGAGATATTCACATTCTTTTTCAGTCTGCTCAATAGGCATTGCTCCAATGTGAATATCTGCTATAAATAATCCTCTATACATACTTTCAGTCTCCTTTCTTAGTTATTTTTCTGTGACGCATAACTTCAAAAAATATCCCGTAATATAATATAGATATAGAAATTACTAGAAAGGATGTGCTAAATATTATGGTAAATGAATTGGATATTTCAAATCCAAAACGTGACCAATTTGAACTATTGAGAGAATTTCTCCTTACAAAGAAACTAGAAGGATGTTCTAATGCTACATTACGGAATTACTATTTACGGGTAAGTAGATTAATAACTGCTTCTGATAAAGATGTAAGAGAGCTAAATGCAAAAGAATTAAGAGCATATTTATTTGATTATCAGGAACTACATAATTGCTCCAATAGAACTCTAAATAATATGCGATTAATAATCTCATCTTTCTATAAATTCTTGGAAGATGAAGATTATGTGTTAAAATCACCAATGAGAAAAATACATGCGATAAAATATGATGAGGTTGTAAAAATACCATTCACCGATGAAGAGCTGGAGAGAATACGAAATGCTACTGGTAATCTCAGAGATTTATTAATAGTAGATTTACTTTATTCTACTGGAATGAGAGTCGGTGAACTGGTAACGAGAGATATCAAAGATGTAAATTTTAAAGAAAGAGAAATACTAGTAAAAGGTAAAGGAGGCAAAGAGAGAATTTGTTATTTTAATGCTAGAACTAAACTAGAATTAATGGATTATCTTCAGTGTAGAGATGATAATGACCCTGCCCTAATAGTAAAAAGAAGGCATCCTCATGGACGAATTACTATACAGGGAGTAGAAAAAATGCTTAAAGAAATAGAGAAGACTAGTGGAGTAAGAGATATTCATCCTCATAGATTTAGGAGAACTCTTGCAACTAATCTTCTCAATAAAGGTATGACACTCGAACAAGTTCAGAATATCTTAGGGCATTCAAAGATAGAAACTACTTTGATATATGCTAAGATAGATAATACTGAGACAAAGAGAGCTCATCAGAAATACACCTTTTAAAAAGAAAAAAGAAGGAATGAACTTAATCATTCCTTCTTTTTTATTTACTGTAATAATATCTCTGGATTGTCTTAGTACTTGAATCAAAACTAGAATGCTTCTCAGCAGTAGCACCATTTAATACATTAAGATTCGTAAAAGTATCAGGTGTTCTTGTATCCACATCATTGAATACACGACCATCTGAATATACGTAATCTTGTGGTAAACCTAATCCTGATTGGTCTTCTGTATCAGTTGGTTTGCCTTTATGTGTTGGCTCAACATACTCAGGTAATATCATACCATAATGCCTAACTGATTTTCTAAAGATTTCATATTTTTCAAATATATTATCAATAGATTCTTTGATAGATGCAGTTGATATTTCCTTTCCATTTGCTGGTGTTATTCCGTCATCCAATTTATTTTCTTCGGCATCCAATAGATATATCATATCGAGAACTTTTTCTGCACATTCTTTAGACTGAATATGCTTCATTCTTGTGAAAATATCTTCTCGGATTTCATTTACTAAATCAGAAAAACTGATTAGTTCTTTGGTAAAAGTTTTGATAGAATCTTCGTCTATATCACTAGCACTTCTTACAACTTCCATTTTTGCTTTGGCTATGATATAGTCAGATTCAACTTCGCTTTTAATGCTGTCGTCAATCTTCATATTGTATCCTTACCCTTTCACTTTCGTTATCCGTGACTACTAAATCTGGATAGTAATCATCAGTTTCTTCTACCATGAATCGTAAGTCTAATGGTGTATCATCAATTTTGATTACGTATCCGTTAGTTCTTGTAAGGACTTTATTGAAAGGAATCATCTTTCTGAAAATCATATCATACTGAGAAACTAAATCTGATGATAGTGCTACTGAAAATAGCTTTGGTGCAGACTTACATAATCCGTTATCTGCAATAGACATGCAATCCATGTTATACTTAAGTAATGCAACAAGTACTTTGGTACACGCCCATCGTGAATCAGATGAATAATGATACTCTGGTACCATAATATCTTTTACGATAAAGCAAGATGCTTTATCCAACCCCTCAGGTAAAATAATATCTACTATTACTTCAGGTGTAGACTTAGGTGCATTATCCTTTCTAACGGTTATGGCATAGGTTTTGCCAGATTTATATAAAGAATATTTCTGATTATCTAATTCACCCGTGTATTTTGCTACGTTAACCATTAGCATACAACTCTTAATATAATCTATGCTATTTAGTATTCTATTGGTAATAACTTTCAAAATACTTACATCATCTGAAACGTGCTCAATTATATCTGATACTTTAGGTATACTAGCTACGTCTCCATATGCTGCATTAATGTCACATAAGTATTTATAAAATGTATCTGCTGTTGGTATCTGCTCCAGTACTTCCTTATCAGATTTTCTCACACTTTCTATTATTTTTCGTGATTCTGGCAGGCTATCATCCTCAATATCAGCGAATAATTCTGCTCTAGTCTTAAGTGCTACCGAAAGATAATTTGATATACTCGTTAACTCCTGTTCATAATCCTTCTCTTCACCGTAAATATTAACATTCTGCATTATATTTCCCTCCTGTTTAATAAAATTGAATTCTTGCGTAAGTAAATCCAGTTCCACCTGTACTCTTGATTAGCAGTGATACTGATGATGATGACGTATGCTCACCATTAATAATATAATCACCACCTATATGTCTAGCAGGTTTAATCTTAACCCTATCAGGTATAGCAAATCCTGTATCAGTACAGGTTCCTGAATTTATGATAGTTCTGTTATCAGCAAACATAATAACATCATTTGGATTCATTTCGTATTCCTCCTATAAAAGCATTTGGCATATCTTCAAAATTATAGTTGCATTGTGACTTATATCAAGTTCATTGATATCTGTGCAGATATCATATGTTAAGCTGTCTTTATATCTATATCTCGATAATGGAGAGAACTCTCTATAATATTCACAATCTAAGTTTAATGACTTATATCTGTCATAAAAATCACGTATATATTTTATTGCTTCTGCTTTTGTAGATATCTCTAATAGTCTAAATACCCATTTTATAAAAGAACCAAAATACTCATCATGGTTTTCTAGATAAATATTCTCATTTATACCCTTTACATCAAGAGGCGATTTAGAATTCCTATAATAAATCTCTAGTGGTTGAATATAGAGCCAAGAAGTATATTCATTCTTTACTCTAAAATTCAAATTATCAGTTAATTTGGTTTTCTTGCATCTTCCATTTACGAAGATTGCATCTCTCTTTATAGCAACGATTCTGTCATTAGTGAGCTCATTCTCATCAAAAAACATTTTTCGTGCTTGCTGAAATCCAGCCTTTTCTAAGTCTGAATATTCTCTATGATCCCTCTTATAAAGACCGAGCTGAATTACTCGGTCTTTCTTTGGGAGGGCTTCTATCTCTTTCAATCGCCATTCAGGGATTAATTTGAATTCCCTAGCAATTGAAGTACCCGCTGATTTTAAATCATACTCGATAATATCAGTATTTGTAATCAGGGTACTATCTGTTCGATACGAGTCGAATTCCCATAATCCACTCATATTTTCACCCCTCTAAAATTAACTCAATCATTTCGGTTTTGCTAAGACCTTTAGTTTCCATACCTTTATTCTTAAGATATTTCTTTATGAATTTCTTTTTCCTCTTACTAAGAAGCTTGGCTTTACTATATGGGTCTTTAGCATAATCAATCATTAGTTGATCACTGGCAGAAGTATAATATGTCAATTTGCTCAAGCATTCATCCAAATTAACCTCTGCATTTTCTGGATATTTATTCATCTTATACGAGAACAAATCTGACATCACATCTGCTAAAATTTCTACTCCATATTTTTCAGATGGAGTGGTAATAACTAAAGTATTTTCATCAGTAGTTAGGTCATTTATAATTATTTCAACCAAAAATAAAATTTCTTTTGGTCTAGTTAATAACCATGATTTGAATTCCTCACGAGCCTTTTGGGAGTTTAAATCTGTATTGATTTGAACTCCCTTTGGTAGCCCGCAAGCATTAAATACAGTATAAATACTCAGAACATTTTGTCTGCTCTGAGTATTTACTATTTTTCCGCTAAAGATGAGATAATTCGTATCATTGGCTCTTTTCATGCCTAACTTCGAGTACTCTTTCATGAGTGTCTCAGTATCAATCGAATATATCATCCTTTCACCTCTACTTTTTGCCGACAGCTCTTATATTAATGACCATGTCATCTACTTCTTCTTTCTTTTCTTCGGCTTTTTGGTTAGAAGAGCCACGTCCGAGTTCTTCTTGTTGTGGTGTTTCTTTGACTTCTTCTTTGACTTCCTTGATAGGAGTGCTTCCACTGGGCTGCTCGGTTCTGTTATCTGCTCCGATAATCCCTGCATCCTTAAGTACATCTCCAATACTTGTCGTAACTCGTCCGCCGATATCAATCGATTCTGAATCATTATCATTATTGCTGTCTTGAACTTCTTTGGTGAAAGGTTCAAAATCCATTTGTACTTCATCAGTTCTAGAGGTATCCCTAACAGGTTCTCTATCGGCTGATACATCTTCGGTTTTCCCATTGAGGTCACGAAAGGAGTCGTTGTCATTTGACGCACCTATTTCCTCTTCTTCATCTTCCTCATCGGCATCTTCATCTGATTCATCAAGGTTGTCATTCTCATTTATGTCCTTCATGAAGTCATCATACACTTCTTCTGGAATGCCACAGTTATCTTCCTCTTCTTCATCAGTTGTTGTATAATTCTCATGAAGCTTTGTGATGATATTGAAGACTTCAGCATAGCATGATTCCCAAACTGCATCCAAGTCAAATGTCACATCTTCAACCCTTGTCTTATCTGGTGATGGATATAACTCTGCACCATTCTCTTTGAAATAGTCGATTACATCTGCATTGCACTCAGCTGTTGACATGAATTCACGAAGTGTCGGAACTTCGTTAAATGTGTTGAATAGACTGACAATAGTTCCAACTACGCTACCATTCCTATTCTTAATAGTACTGATAAGTTTTGGAGCAAATTTTGTGTCAATATAATCATTGTCAATAATGTAGCAGAAGTAGCGCTCATTCTGTGTAACAACGATAAGGTAGTTCTCATTGATGTATTTAACTGCATCAGTTAAATCGTCAAGATTACTGCAAATGCAATCTGGGTACATCTCAAACTTCAATGCAACGTAGAAGTTTCTAATCATTGCGGTTAAGTCACCTTCGCTGATTCCATCAATTGCTGATGTTTCTGCTGATGCTGGATAAATCTGAGTTACAATTGCATTGCTGAAATTGTCCTTTATGATTATACCCTGACCGTAGTTGTTGGTCGTTGCACCTACTCTAAGTCTTCCCAATACTTGTACTGGGTTCTTATCATCAGATACCTCAACCTTTGGTGCTGCAACCTTTGCCTTTGCAATAATCTCTGGCGGTATTGGTGCAGTTTCTGCTGGTGGTATAACTTCACTCGTTCTTCCTGTTTGAGACATAGATGATGCTGCATATCCAAGTGCCATTGCAATTGAATCTACTACATCATTATGCTTATTCTTACGCTGCTTTGGAACGAATACTTTCACTTCCTCTGGGGTGGCTACTGTTTGAGTAGCCCCTCCATTATTTCCCTTTGTCTTGATTTCTCCTGATGCAACCATTCCAGATATCATTGCTGCAATGTCAGCATCTGTACTAACTGGTCCACCATACACTTCATTGTGCTTTTTCTTTTTGCTCATTTTTAGTTTCCTCCTGAAATTTTATTATTTTAGCTCGCCACGACTGATTGCATCAATGATTTCATCAATACTCATATCTTCATCATGGTCTACTATCTGCCGACAATTCTTGTCCATTAATTTCTTGTCGGCTTTCTTTTTCATTTTAATGAGTGCTTTAAATATTCTATTCTCTGCACCCTCTGTGAATTTTGGATTAAAGCTTACCGTTTCTTCACTATGAGATATTACATAACCCTTTTGAGTAACGTCTCCTATCTCTGCTTTCTGGTCAGCTCTTGTAATCTTCTTACGAATATCCTTGAATGCATATTTCTTATTGCATCTTGGGCAAATAAGATTATTAAAATCTTTATCATAATGAAGAATACTATCCATTCCACAGTTACAAGTGAATGTCTTGAATTTTACGGAATAGATATATGCAAAATCCAAGATAACTGGTTCAACACCATCACGATATCCCCAGTTTAAATAATTAACAGAGCTTACTCCAACATCACCAATCAAGAACTTAGCTGCTATTTCTGTTAGAATATCTCTCATCTTACTTTGGTTCTTATAGAAATCATCAATTGAGAATACCTCAACATATTCAAATATTCCTATAACTCCATTCGGTACCACTTCATAACACTTTACGACATATGGCTGAAGTTGCATTGAATATATGAATTCTCTCTGATTATCTATCTTACCATCTGCATCAATAGCTATCTTTACGGCATAACCATCAATGAGTAGTCCCAACCTATTAGTTCCGGGATTTAACGGAGAATATGGAATTCCCCATTCATCTAATTTTTGTCTGATAACATCAACCTTATCATTATTGCTCATTTCAAGATTTCTTGTTATCTTCTCAAATTCCAGAATCTGTTCTGGTTTAAAGTATTCTAGAATTAAACTTCTTAATACTTTCTCTTCTGGATAAATTACTGATGAATATTTCTGGACTTCTTCATCTGTGATATAATCGGGAAGTTCATCTACAATGTCTTCAGAACCTACCCTTACGTATTGAGCAGGTTCCTCCTTTTCATTTTTGTAAGGGTTCATATTCATCCCGTAATCAAATAATGGTGACTCTGGACTTAGAAGATCGTCATCTCCTATTTCTATATCATCACCATAATTGTCATCTGACTCTTCATCAACGCCATATGTTGCATTGATTAAAGCTTCAAAGTCAAACTCGTCCATTTAATTTCCTCCTGTTAACTTGCTCATCTTCTTTGCATATGCTTTGAAATCTTCTTCATCAGAATTTACTGCATCTAGAAGAATTCCATCAATCTTCTTTTTGGCTTTCTTCTTTTTCTTCTTGCCTTTACTTGCTTTCTCTTCAAGAATTCTTTCAATTTCTTTAGACGTATAACCTTTCTCTCTAAGAGAACTTCTCTCTTGCATAGTTGCTAATGTCTTACGGAGTACTTTGATTCTCTTAAGCTCATCCTTAGATGCCTTCTTATCTCTCTTCTCCTTATCCTTATTATCATAAAGATTCCTGAGATTCCATCCAGCATTCTCTAAAGCTGCTAGATATTCCATTTCTTCCTTATCAGCTTCTGTTACAAGTCTTCCGTTATACTCCACATAAGTATTATTCTTCAGGTACTCGTCTAATGCATATACATACGCATCTACATCACTTGTCTTATGAATCTTACCACTAAATTTAGGCATTGCTAATTCGCTCTTACCTCTAATAGCATCATCATAAGACTTGAGTGCTTGCATCTCAGAGCTATCCATATCCCAGACATGTGCTCTTCCTCTTGCTGACTGTGCACTCTTTCCTGCATCATTGATAATCTTCACCATACTTGGTACTTTCTTAAGAAGATTCTTCTGATGTTTCTTATCAATTTCTGCACCAATCATTACTCCATCATCTTCCTTAGCTAATCTAAAATCTAATGCAGCCTGTTCTTCTTCAGCTAATGGTCTTAGATAATAATCTAATTCAGATTCTGTTGAGTTTGCGGTTACTTCAGCTTCTTGTGCAATTTCATCTTGCTCGGTAAGTTCACGAATATCTCTTGTTGGATCTGCTACAAATTCTGCTACATAATCCCAATTGATTCTCTTCTTTTTCTTACCTTGGAACTTAGGAAATTGAAGACCCGTAATCGTAATTGCTCCTGACATCACCTTCTTCTTAAATTCTTCAGGTGAATAAATTCCATTCGTTTCAGCTATGTCATTTACAATATCCATGCATATACGATATGCTTCAACGAACTTATCAAGCCTTCTGATTTTCTTTGTGAAATTCTTTAACTTAAAGAACTTCTCATACCTCTGCTTCATATCAGCTCTTTCTTTAGAACTCATATGATACTCGTCTTCAAAATCCTGAGTTACTACAGTTGAGAATTGCTCTAGTAACTTTGCTTCTTCCTCTGGTGATATGTATACACCTCGGAATTTCTTTTGAGAATATCCTGAGCTTTCTTCACTCATGGATTTAATTTCTTCCAGACGTTCTCTGTTGTTTTCAACAAATTCTTTATTTCTGGAAGCATCTAATAATATTTCCAACTTAATTCTTTCTCCTTTCTTTAGTTTCTTGACTATTCTTATTGGAACTATCACTAAGATATTATATTGATGAAATTCATATTGACTTTATACCTATCTAACAGAATAATAAGTTCATAGGAAAATTTCGCAAGGCTTCAATGGGCATGGTATAACTGCTATATGCTGTGCCCTGCTTTACAAAAATGCCAATTATGAGAAGAGATTGATTTAATTTCAATCTCTTCTTTTTTAACCCTAAAAATAGTCTCGAATAATTATAGGTATTTGGTAAATGGGATTTTTATATGATGAAAATAGACAATAAAAAAGGTTACGGAGGGCATACAACTCCGTAACCTTTTTATCCCATATCTGATGGGAGAGAGGAATGATAGCTCAAATGAACCCAGCTTACTGGGAGCCAATACCGGTTTACATCCGGCACCAAAATGGGTAGCCCCTCTATAAGTATTCACTGGACATGATCAGCAATCATAATAATAAGTTTAATTTATTATTTATAATTTGTTGATACCTCAGGGTCATCAACTACAAAGCTGTAGTCATATCCCTTATCACCTGCTAACATAATCAATGTCTTTGGACCATCTACTGACCAACCATAAACTGTGTCATCATATCCTGATACTACAAATAGGACAAACTTGTGTCCATTCATTGTAAAGTAATATTTCACATTAAATTCATCACCATCTTCTGCTTCTGGCTTAAAATTCTTAGAGCCATACTCATAAGTACACATAGCAACAAGATTTGGTGAGAGATAATATGTAATGTCTGATGGACGTATTACTCTACCAGTACCAAGAAGTGACGTAATAGTCTTAGCTATCTCTTTTCTTCCTGTTCCATCATCAACATCATCAGATTTTTCTAGGATTGGTTTCTTAGTAATCAGCTGAATCTCTTCAATTGCTGGTAATGTAAGCTGGCTAGCTGATTCAGAATCAGTACCAGATACGATAGCACTTGATTTTTTCTGTGCTGATTTAAGTAGTTCCATATAATTATCCTTGGTAAAGCTTCTGAATGGTGCACAATCAATGTACCTATTATAAGCAATTCTTGGTTCTTTTAAATAAAGCACAAAATAACCAAGGTGGAACCAGATAATTATATTTTCCCATACGATAGCATCCTCTGTCATAGATACCAGCTTCTCTTCATCTTCTATTTGGTCACCTATAGCATCAAGTTTATCAAGGAAAATTTCGATAAGAGATGTGTGTAGAACTCCACTGTGCATATTTGCTATATCATTATGCATAAATAATGTGCAGTTTAGCTCAAGCCATCTATAAACTTCATGCATAGCTTCAGCATAAACTATTCCAAATAGTTTTTTAGGCTCAGATTTGGTATATGGAACTGACCTATTTAGCTTTGACAATTCCGTATAAACCATTTGAATTGTATCTTCAGGTCTACTACCAAACTGCAAATCAAAGATTCTATAAAGAGTAATAGCAAATCTCATATATATCTCTGATGTAGATAGTTTTGCAAATGCATTAAATAATGCTGGAACCAACTGAATATCACTATCTGAAATAGGTTCTATGCATTCACCTGTTTCTGAACCTGATACAAAGATTCCCCTAGTAGGAACACCAAGGGAGCTTAATTTGTTAATCAGATATCGTGTATTTCCATGAGGCATAACGCCACTTTTAATAACTGGATAAACGACAGTCTGACCTTGTTTAATATGCTCTGCTACATAAGTTGCTAGCATATCTAATTCGTAATATGGATTCTCACTATCAGCGTCTATATTGAAATGCTGTGCCAAAGGCAAGACATATTCAAATACCCAACTGGCTGTGTGACCATCCAGTAAATCCTTCATTAGCATAATTTTTCACCCATCATAACAATTTTCTTTGTTATTCCCTCTAATTCATATTTTTTAGCTACTTCTAAATATTGCAAAAGAGCTTTGTTGTCTTTGTTAACTATCTTAATATAGTTAAATGGTATTGATTTAGAAGACAATACCTCATCTTTTAGTTTCTCTTTAACCTTATCTACATCCTGTATCTTATGATGCATATTCGGGTTATCTCCACCATCCTTTATTTCCACCTCTAAATTAAGAGAAGGAATAAAAAAGTCTGGGAAGTAGAAATGCTTCTTTCCTTCATACGTGTAATAGAACGTATGAGGAGATGGTGCCATTAAATCTTCTGGAGAAAATTCGAAGGCATCAAGAAATTCCAAAAAGGATCTCTCATAAGTGCCAGTATAAGGAAACTTATGGACTCTATCACTCCATACGTATACATCACTTATACTTCTAGCAGCCAACATCTTTCTTTGTTGTTCGGGGTCATCAAGTAGATTTACTTTACCATACTTATCAACCATTCGATTCTTAAACTGCTCCTTATATTCCTCTTTGCACTTAGGATTTTCACAGAACCTATGATATTTATTGGTTTTAGGATTCCATTTTGTGTCACTTTTGCACATTACACAGCTTCCGTGAGTCTTCCCTGTCCGCAAGTAATAAACGAACTGTCTTGGCTCCATACCTTCGAAAATCTGTTCAGGATGTTTCTTCTCGATATGGAGTGCATATAATTCTTCATCTGCAATAGATTTATCACAGAATTTACATTTGATAACTTTTCCCATTATGAATCCTCCAATATGTGTATTTCGTCAAATAAGGCATCTATATATTTAGGGTCAACATACTTCACAGTAGTTGGTGCAAAGTCTATTATAGAATGGCATTCATTGAGAAATAGAATCATTGACCAATATCCTGTTGTGCCATAAATATCAAGAGATAATTTCTTTGGAGAATACCTGTATTTGTATTGCTGTTCTTCGGTTAACTCTCTGGTTACAATATATGCTTCCAGAAAATCTTTATATTTTGACGTAAGTGGATTAAGTACTTCCGATATAGTTACGCCTGATTTAGTTGTAAGATATAGAGTTTCATTAATATCTCTATGCTCTCGTGATGATTGTAGCCCATAGGCTATATCATCATCTACAGTAAGTGGAATTATCATGATTTCACCTTCCTTATGAATTGTAATCAATTAGTAAGTCTTTAAACGTTCCGACTTCACTTGTTAGTTTAACTCCATCACCCGGTTCAAGAATAACATCTGATGGTACAACATCGATGTATTTTAAAGTACCATAATTAGGTATATTTGCTTTTCTTTCATATTTCTTTTTATATGAAGCATCTCTTGATAAGGTGGTTGCTGACATTGATGCAACTAATGAGTCAGTTGTTTTGGCATTAACATAATTGGTGGTTGTTACAGTGCCCTTTAATGTAGGATGAATTTTGTTAATAAAGATTGTGCTGTTTGAAGATGTTTCTACCTTTTCAACCTTCTTTTCGTCATTCCTCTCTATCTCTGTCATCAGAGTTGGTATATAAACTGGCATTGTAGTATTAGCCTTAACGTAAAGATGTTGCCCTACAATATAACCGGGACCATCTGTAAATTTGTATTCGGGATCTAAACTTGATAACATTATTATTCACCTTCCTTTAAAATTCTGTTGAATTGCTTTGATATATCAATAAACAAAATAATTTACTAATAATTAATGATTTTAGAAAGGATGAAATAGTATGGGCGTTGAATTAAATAACGATCAACTTTTTGCCTGTAATAAACTAGAGCATTGGTGGCATTCAGCTTCATCAGACCAAGTTATTGGTTTGGGTGGCGGAGCAGGTACAGGTAAAACTACGACTATATTATACTTAGTGCAACGAATAGGACTAACTTTAGACCAAGTCTTATTCGTATCTTATATGGGTAAAGCCGTATCACGAATGATACAGACTGGCTTACCTGCAAAGACAATACACGCAACCTGTTATACATATGAAAAGCAGATTGCTAGAGACGACGATGGTCACATGATATTTACAGCTAGTGGAAAACCTAAAATGAATTGGGTTCCAATATTAAAAGACCATCTACCAAAAAAGATTAAACTAATAATAGCTGATGAGGCTTATACGATACCGGAGAAGAATGCCATAGATTTGGAGAGCTTCGGTATCCCTATTATTGCCGTGGGTGATGAAAATCAGTTAGACCCACCATTTGGAAAACCTTATTTTCTTGCAAATGGTCCTGACATAAAGCTTACACAGATAATGAGACAGGCTGAAGGAAATCCTATTATCTGGTTAGCTAATCAGGTATTAAAGAGAGAATACATAAGAGATGGTCAGTACGGAACAAGTTCAGTTATTAGAAAGCAAAACTTAACTGATTTCTCTTTAAGAAATGCAGATGTAATCCTTACATCTACTAATAGATTACGGGGAAGTATAAATAAATTATTCAGAGAGCAATTTATGAATTTTACCAATATGGAGATTCCTCATGTAGGAGAAAAGCTACTTTGTGTAGCAAATGATTGGTCAAGATTTATAAATATGGGTGGTGGTGAAATCTATCTTACTAATGGTACAACTGGAATAGTTGACTATGTGGATAAGAGAAGTCTAAATTCAAAGAGTATAAAATTGGATTTCTTACCTGATTATGGTAAAAGAGCATTCCATAATATTCAGATAGATTTGGATAGATTAAATGCACCATTAGGACAACATGGAGATGCATGGACTCCACCTGATATGAACTCATTTGAATATGGATATGCACTCACGATATATAAGAGTCAAGGTAGTGACTGGGCTAATGTCTTAATATTGGACGAAGGAGCAGTTGCAGGAGTAGATAAATATTATCGTTCTCTTTATACAGCACTGACAAGAGCAACACAATCTGTTACCCTTGTAAGGTAGCTTATTTATCGTTTGATAAATGAAAAGACTTAGTTATATCGGGGGTAAAAAATATGGAAAATAATACAACTGTCGAAAAAGAAAAAAGACGAAAGATAAATTTCGCAAAAATTAAAATGAGTCCTCTTAAAATAAAGATGGACAAAGAAATGCTAAACTCAATAATCAAGTTCTTGTACAAGGATAGTACATTAAGAACGAGGAAAGCATTAAGTAATATACAGAAGCTCTTTAATAGTATAGACTATAGCATCTATAAAGAAAACGAGATAGAGCTTTTAAATAGAATTTGGATTATAAAGACCACACTAAAAGGAAGATTACAAGAAGGTCTTGAAAATAACGAGATGGTTATGAGTTACTGTAGAGAAGACCCTGAATGTGATGATTATAAATCGGATATACTTCAGGTAGTAGTAAATGAAAAACCTCTCAGTTATGCAGAAAGCAAGTATCTGTTAAAACAGATTGAGGATAGATTAAACTTTGGATATGCATTAGCAATACGAGATGTCTTTAATGAATTATTTAACCAAATGAATCCATATGATTTAAGGTCATTTAAGAGTATAATGGATGACTTATATGAGATATCAGTTGCACTGGTTAACATGAAACGAAGGAATGCTACAGTAGGAGCAGACCAAGAGTTTTCACTTCAGGAAGATGTCTTTAAAAATGTACTTGCTGATGCAATGGCTGTCCTTAAAAATAGAAATAGAATTTTTATTACTGGTATTCAACGACTGAATACCATACTAGCACCGGGATACATAGGTGGAAGATTATATACATATCTAGCATTCCCGGGTGGTGGTAAAAGTCAAATCTTACTAGATGCTGCACTAGATATCAAGAAGTATAATAAAGATATCAAATGCGATGACAGTGATAAAAGACCAGCAGTCTTATTTATCACTCTGGAAAATAGTATAGAGGAGACTATTGAAAGAATATTCAATATAGTAGCATCAGATGATGATATTAGGAATTATACTCCTAAACAAGTCGAAAAGATGTTACGAGAAAGAGGAGAATTATTCCTTGCAGATAAAAATGGAATTGATATCATAATTAGATACTACAAGAATAGGTCTATTGATGTAAATGATATTTATGGAATAATTCAAGACTTAGCAGATGATGGAATAGAAGTAGTTTCATTAATAGTGGACTATCTTAAGAGACTTAGACCGATAGAAAAAGGCGACAGCGAGAAAGAAGAATTAAAGAATATATCAAATGAGTTAAAGGATTTAGCTACTATATTAAGGATACCTGTAATTACTGCACAGCAGTTAAACAGGACATCTTCAGCTATAGTAGATGCAGCTTTACAAGCAAAGAAAGAGGATGTAACAAGATTGGTTGGTAGAGACGGCGTAGCAGGTGCATGGGAGATCATCGAGAACTCAGACGTAGTAATCGTAATCAACAAAGAGAAAAAAGCCGACACTGGTGATCTCTATCTTACATTCAAGCTTTTAAAGCGTCGTTATGCATCTCACGAATCTGATGCAACTCTCAGAGAATTAGAATACTTTAATCATCCATACGATAAGGGAAGTAGCATAAGACTGGTTCCTGATATAGATATGGACGAGCCTATTTCACTAACATCATTATCTTCTCAATTCGTACCAGCAGAAGTTCTTAATGGTGGAAGAGGAAAAAAGAACGCGGTACAGAGAAAATCTACAGATGATGAGGATGATGAATTCCTCGTACAACCCGGTGATTTTGAACCATTTGAATTTGGAAAGAAAGCAGTTGGGTTCTAGAAAAAATAAAAAAATATGAAGTCAGATTTTAGTTCTGACTTCATATTTCTTTTTAATACAACTTAGAACTAGCAGAATCAGAAGTGTCATTTTATTTCACCTCTGATTCTGTTGTGTTCATTGCTTCAAGTTCAGCTTTGAGAGATTTGTTTTTCTTGTGTTGTCTGTAGATGCCTACACCTGTAGCGATGCAACTAGTAACAGTTAAAGCTGTACCAACAACGAATGTCGTGTTGCTGTACATCTGTAAGGTTTCTGTACTTACATTGTACGGTGTAATCAACTGCTGGATACTTCCATTGCTACCTGTTAATGCTGTTGCCTTTGTTGCTGCTTCTGTTGATTTCTTAAATATACTCATAATTATACCTCTTTCCGCTTATCTTTCTGATAAGCTATAAAATTTATTATTATTTCCATATTCAATTTTCCTTAGTAGATTACTGCATTTCATCTCTAAGTTACCTAAATAATATACCATTTTAAAATACCGATTTGACAATTAAAAGAAGACAATGGAACATATAAATTCCATTGTCTTCATATTTATTCTGCGTCACCATCCATAATAAGGTCATTAAGCATAGAAGTTAATTCTTCATTAACGTCCTCATTAAGAACTTTCTCGTTTTCTTTTTCCTCTTTAGATGGCTTACTTCCATCCTTTGCAGGAAGGTTATCTGCCCACTGTCTGAGGTTGTACATATAACGCTTTTTCCATTTCTCAAACTGTTGTTCTCTCATACCATTGACGATATTGTAGGTTGGTCCTTTTACATAGATACCAATCTTATCTTCAAGGTCTTTCTTTTCCCAGTATTTAGGAATATCCTTAAAGTCATATTTCTTATCAAATACAACTCTTGCTGTAGAATATACCTTACCATACTTAATACCATCTTTAAGCTTATCAGACTTAAGTCTAGCTGATGGGTGACCTGAACACGAATAAACGGTTCCATATCCCTTAGCATTTAAGGTCTGGATAACCTCTTTCATATCATCATCTATGTTAGCAGCTTCATAAACGATTTCATCATCTCCCCAGCCTTCCCATACTTGGACTCTATCATCACATTCAGCATCTTCCTGAATAACTGACTCTATTCCAAGTTCAGCGAGTCTGTCTACAAACTCATCATAAGCATTATCTGAAGGAAGTTCTTCTCCATTGGCTTCTTCCAAAAATCTCTTGAAAAGTCCGTGTCTATTAGCAGTCTTAACTGTAATAGGATTCTGAGCAATATCTTCTGCTCGTTTAGCCTTAATGATTGGATCAAGAGCTTTGCCTATAGCTATAACTCCAGCACGACAAGCCTCAATTCCCTGAATAATATTGCTCATATCAACTCGGTTTCCACCTATTTTAAGAGTGCAATATTTTATGTTATTATAGGCTTTCTTAAGTGAATTATCACTAAGATTTGGGTCAAGATTTTTGATCGCATCCATCGTGTATCCAAGGATAAATCTTGTCTCAGTATTTAGTGTCGAATCAGGTCCAGCACTAGTACGATATTCCTTATTCTTATCCATATTATTAGCACATACTTTATATGCTGCTAGTGTACCTTGTGCATCTTGAAGAGCATGCCTTAGAGTTTTCTCATCATTATCTGGTGATAATTTTCTAAGTTGTGATTGGTACTGGGATACATAGAATAATAGTAGTGAACGACTAGTGCTGTAATCACTTGCACTCTCCATCATATTCATATTATCTAAAGAAGTAGGTTCTGTTTCTAACTCATCTTCTTCTCCAACCATTGGTTTTCCATTATCAAAAGATGAGGTTGAATTAACCTTTGTTCCAGCAAGCAAAGACGGGTCTATTGCATCAAATGCTTCATCTGGAGTTGGTTCTTTGATTTCATCTTTTCTGAGGACTTCATCTGGTTGTGTAATTGGCAACACAGTGCCAACTGAATCTTCATTAATATTATTAGGTTCTGTATTCATGATAGTCTTTTACCTCCTTTACCATAGGCGATGTAATTGGCAGCCTCTTTACCTGAAGGGAGTTTTTTGTCGAGTTCATCCTTTACATCTAGGCATTGATTCCATAGATCTTTAAATTTTTCACCTTCAGTTTCGCTCTTATTTTTAACGACATTAAGCATTGCTTCATATATCGTATTTACCTTGACAAGATCAAATGCATCTGCAGTACCGTCAACAGCTGCCTTCTTCATACTTTCTAGTTGTTTAACTAGCTCCCTGTTTTCTTTTTCAAGGTCATTCTGTATTGATTTACTCTTCTTGCACCATTTATATGCAATAGCTGCAGGTATTGCAATACCGAGAACTGTAGCACCAGTCTTAACTGCTTTATTAAGTTTTGACCGTTTTGACTTGTACTCAGCCATAATCTTTTCACAGTCTTCAGCAGTCTTGCAGTTCTTAAGCTTTTCACGGGTCGCTTCGTCACATTTTACTATAGTATCAAAATTTTTATGCATATAGACCTGCTTTCCATCAGGCATTTTGATATTCGTATTGTCAGCTTTTCCAAATAAACGTGCAAAGGCTGATATAATTCCTTTGAAGAAGTTCGTGACTCGTGTAATCAATTTATTGAAGAATGATTCATTCTTTTTACTAGAATCACCGTCTTCATAGTAAAAATCATTAAAGCATTTTTCAGTATATCTCCAAGTACCTTCTATTTGTGCAAGGCACATGTCACATATATTTCTCATGATTTTTCCTCCTTATCACTTTAAGTTAAGAACTTGTACTTTTAACAAAGTATAAGCAACAGAAAGGAGATGATACAATTTGAGTCGAATAGTATGTATAAAAGGTAAGTATTACGATACTATGACCAAGAATAAGACCTTTCTTCAAGTTGCAAAGGATTTAAGAACTGCTGGAGTAAAGAATTGGTATTTTATGCTTGAAATAAAAGACCCGACTCTTATTACAGTAGACCCATATGCAGAAGATGAAGATGGTCATACTACATTAACAAAAGACCAAATTGACAGAGTGACTATTGAGATTATTAATAATCCTTGGTATTATCTAAGAGAAGTCGCACGTATTGCAGCAGCATCTGCACCAAGAGGAATTCCTTATATGGCTAATAAAGGAAATATAGCACAAGCATGGTGTTTTACTCGTGGTATAGATTCTTGGCTATGTCTTACACGACAGAAAGGTAAAACTAAATCAGCTCTTGCTATACAGAACTGGGGATTCTCTTGGGGAACCGTTTCTTCTACATTTATCATGGTTAATAAGGATGGCGAGAATGTTAAAGCAAACTTAGCAGACTTTAAGAACCAAATTGAATATCTTCCTGAATATTTAAAGTATTCAATGATAGTAAATGAGGATGGTAAGGTAGAAAAAGGAAGAGATAGTGCAACAACTTATAGTCACGCAGTAACAAAAAATCAGATTAAAGTAAAAGGAAAAGCAACCTCGTATAGTGCAGCATTATCACTTGCTCGAGGTTTATCAGCACCAATTATTCATTTTGATGAGGTGGAATTCTGTCCATATATTGATGTCATAGTAGAAAACTCAGCATCTACATTTGGACAGTCAGCTATGGTATCAGAAGCAAATGGTGCTCTTTATGGGAGAATTTTCACGTTAAGAGTGGCGTGAATACATGGTAACATGTATTACAAACCTTTCTAATTGCGGGAACTCGTCAGATTATATCTGACTACATCTTTATGATGTACTGGTTATGTCTTAACTACTAACTTAGAATAGTGATATTCTAAGGGCAATGGGTAACTCCAAAGGTATAGTAATCAAGGTTAAGAATACAGGTAACCGACGCAGCGAAGTATCTCAATATATGAGATATGGGTTCGACGGTCAGGGAAAGCTAGACATCCAGATTGATAGAAATATCTAAATACATTTTGTAGCTGGGTTGAAAATAAGATGAATTGAAATATTCATACGAAGCAAGTAGGTTCCAATAATAGGAATGAAACGTAGGTTGAAATAAACCGAAACGGAAGGTTCCATTATATATGGTAAAAGTATATAATGGATGAAGATATGACCTATCTTGGTAAAACAAGAGCAACTCCCGGTGATATAGATACACCTGAAGGCAAAGCAGGTGAAATCCTTTTAAATAAAACTGTAAAATGGCGTGAAGAATTTTACGATATGGACCCCCATGATATTAAAGAGATTCTCTTTGGTAGAGCTGGTGGTACTGAAAATTTGAAAGATAATGATGCTTCTTATATTGGAGTGGCATATATTGAATATAGTTATAGAGAAATCGGATTAACACAAGATTGGTTTAAAGTTGAATCTGCTCGTATTGGTAACAAGATAGTTGTTCGACGAGAGATTCTACTTCAAAGGCTTCGTGGTTCTTCTCTTTCTCCTTATGATAGAGATGATATTGATGCTATCATTGATTTAGCTTTAAAACCAATCAATGAAATTACTGTGGGTAAATTCTTCACATTGGATATTTATGAAGAATTAAACCCTAACAGAATTTACATTATGAGTATTGACTGTTCTACTGGTTCAGGTGGCGATAATAATGCTATTACTATTATCGACCCTTATACCGAAAAACCTTGTGCAGAATTAGAGTCACCATATATTGGTGAGCCTACATTAGTAAGAATTATAATAGAGATAGTAACCAAATACGTTCCAAAAGCTATTGTATGCATAGAGAGGAATAGTGTTGGTAGTGCTATTATTACTTTCTTAATGGAATCTGTTATTGCAGGAAGATTATACTTTGATAAGTACAAGGAAATTGCAGAAGAAAATATGAAGCAGGCAGAAACAACTGAGTCAATGCTCAAAGCAGCTGCTAAGATGAAAACCTACTATGGTGTATATACCGAGAATAGGTCAAGAGATGCGATGTTCTCTATACTAGCAGATAGAATAAAAGACCATAAAGACCAATTCGTTACTCAGAATATTACTAGGGATATCAGTAAATTAGTAATGAAAGGTGGAAAGGTACAGGCAATGGTAGGTTGGCATGACGATAGTGTTATGTCATATTTGATTGGTATGTACGTTCTTAAGTATGGTAATAACTTAAGTAACTTTGGATTCAATAGAGGAGATGTTGTATCTGATACCTTAAAAGAAGGTGGAGGATTATTAGCTCCTGATATTATTGATATGAATTCTGTGCCGGAATCAACAAAAGCATTTATCACTACTGAAGTTACTAGGCAAAATGCTGAATCATATGATGATATACTGAGGAGGTCAATACTAGAAGCACAACAACAAACTAGGCAATTGGCAAAGCATGGTATAATAGAGAATACAGCATACAACTTTACTCCAGTAAGTCAAGAATATGAAAACTTTGATGAGATGGATGATGAGATAATGGGATTCTTACGTGGAATTAATAATTCATAGAGAAAAAAGAAGATTTGGATTACTCCAAATCTTCTTTCTTTACTGAAATCTCGTTAAAGACATACACTGGATCTCTATCATTCTCAAGATTTATTCTGAGAAAATAATATTTATTACCATCTATCATTTCAGCTAATACCTTCATTGGATCAACTGAAAAACGAATTGATTGTACGAATTCTCCATTTACTGCTATATCATTTCCACGTCCTACCAGAATCATTTTACTGAAACCTTTTAAACCGATTTTTTCTACTTGTTGAATGTAATCCGTTTCATCAATGAGCCAATTTAGTATGAAGCTAAATTCACCCGTAACATAATTTTCAGGAATATCACTCAAGTGATAAAACTCACTAACAGTAGAACCAAGAATATTTTTGCTAGGGCTTATTCCTAAAAAGCTCGCTGGTATATCAAGGATTATGCAGCCTGTAGTAGAATACACAGGAATGAAGTGTACACCTATAAATTTGCAGTTTAATCTTGTCTCAATATATTTCCTAATAGAATCCATAGTTATCATTTTCATTGTACTTATCTCCTCTCTAATTTTACAATAATTAACAAATCGCTCATTCAAAAAAGAAGGGTGGATTTTACTCCACCCTTTATCTTTTGTAATTATGTAATTATTCTTCAGACTCTTCCTTTGCTCTCTTTGCTTTCTTTGCCTTATAGAGTGCGTCACTAATCTTATCTTCAGCGTAATATATTACGCAGCACAAACCAATTTTGTAGATTAATGAAAACCATGCTGCCCAACCCGGATGTTTCTTCTTGAAGGATTTGATGTCATTCGATGTTGTCTCAACTGATTTCAATACCATATCTGCTTTACTCATAATTATTCCTTTCTTGATAGCCTTATATATAGAGGTGCATTGCTACCAACCCCTTTATTTATATTCAGTTTTCCTTAGTAGATTATTGCATTTCATCTCTAAGTTACTTAAATAATATATCGCTAAAGAATATCAATTTGACAGTTAAAAAGAAGAGTAGGATTATATCCTACTCTTCACTTACTTATTTCTTCCTTATATAATTCCCATATTCGTTTATGAATCTCCAGAGCTTTTTCTCTAGTAAAATCAATTTTCATTAAAGCATCAAATTCTGTTATGAGAGCAGATGATACTTCCAAATAGTGAGGTACATTTATTTTTTCAGCATCTTCATTTAAACTATCTACACCTCTTCGTATGGCTTCTATATCTTCTGTATATGGTAAGTCTTTTAAATTACGCCAAAACATCAGTTGCATGTAAATAATTGATTTCTCGTTGGGGTCTAAGTCATATCTCACGGTACTCAAAAATTTATAGACCTCAGTAGTTTTCTCTTGTATATAATATAGATCACAGTTGCAAAAATCTTTAGTCTCATAGATTGAATTTATCACATCTATGCACCACCTTTCCTTCGGTTAAAAAGAAGCTGAGTTTCTATAAACCCAGCTTCGTTATTTTATCGGTTACAATTTCCTTGAGACTTTTCTTAGATTGAGGATCATTCCTATAATATACTTTGCAATGGTCACTGTAGTTATGCCAATATTTCTGTAAAGAATCCAACCACTCAATTTCATCTTTCGTACAAAAGACACAAAAATTATCATTAATAATTGCATTGTCGGTCTGGTTGTTTCCACTATCAGGTTTTGTATCAAAGATGTAATAACAACCCGGCTTGGCAACTGACGCATAGTAGTACATAATCTAGTCTCCTTGTAATTTATTTGCTTTAAAAATCCCCTCAACCGATCTGGAGTCAAGGGGATTTTTACGCCAATAAGCGTAAAGCATGATAACACACCATATGTGTAAAGCTGGAGGTACTAGTGTTATCCAGATATAACACATTCCGCTTCCGCTATATAAAATAGTTAGACCTATTATTTTTTGGAAGCATACTCTCTTGCTATTCTATCCACATTATTAGCGTTAATATTTATCAGACCAAATGTCTGTAATGTCTGAAGAGCTGTCATTTCTTTTACTGACTCATAAAAAGCTTTCTTCTGCTTCTGGTCATCATTCCAGCTTTCATTTATGATTTTATTCATTTCACCTGTCATTATTCCTGTGAATAATTCTGGCTGATAAATTTCACCCGGAGTAAATCCTGCTCCGATTAAAGCTATCTCAACTGCTTCCTCATTAACAACTTTCTCGTCATTAGCAAGTGAAGCTTCAAGTGCTGCGAGCTTGTCATCCTCTTCTTTAGATACTGCCATCTCGTTTGTTATAGCATTCTTTACATTCTCAGCTATCATAGCACTGACTTGATCAGCGTTCATATCGGATGTGATTTTATCTGCCATAACTGCAACATTTGTTGACTCTGGTGACATATCTGTATTCTCGACATCATCTATACTAACATCCTCAGCATAGAGTTTCTCGCAGAAGTTCTTTACAACTTTTTCAGCACTCTCGCAGATTACTCTTGCTGGTGCAGAACCTTTTCTACCTGCATCTTTAAGTGCAAGATAGATATCTTCTGAACTGGTTTTTCCCATACAAGATAAAACTTTCTGGTCGAGTGATTTGCTGTATAATGCTTTGTGAGAGTCATCAAATGGTAATGCATCTTTATATATGGTAGTAAATACCTTTGCTGCAACATTTGTTGTACCCTTATCCTGCAAATCATTAATCGTATTCCACTTATACTCATCTGAATTGCGGTGTATATCATTCAACTCGGCATCATGCTTATTTCTAGCAAGCTCTTTTATGAATGTGCTCATTCCATTTTTACTGGTTTCGAAATCCATTGTGCTCACCTATCCTTTCTTTTTTAATCGTTTACCCAAGTGTTTCGCTAGTCTGTATCCGTGACAAATGAAAGATAGATATTATTCCTGTTAATTACAAGGATATCAGGAACGAATTTTCTTCTTTCATCCTTTGTTAAATCTTCCAAACTTATCTTGGTATTTATAATAGCCTGATAACTGCTATCGTAATTATTAATTCCTGTAAACCTTAGATGGTGTACATAGGTGAAGTTATCCTCAATGCCTCTAATAAGGTTAGAGATATATAAGTTATTACTTCCTTCACTATTGATATCTTCGATGTATGACTTTATGTAAGTCTTTAGTTCATCTTCAGCCGTAAGGATATCAGTACCAGTAACTGTGTAGACATCAAAGTAGATTGAGATATTATTAGTATCAATTAATTCTCCGTCCTCTCCAATATCAAAGTTAGTACTTCTACCATAGCTGTTATAGAACTTACAGTCTATATGCATTCCATTAAGGTAATCTTTTGCTTCTCGGAGTACATCATAATTTGATTTAAATGCATCCATGAAGTAATCAAATTTGCCTATATCCTCACTAAGAAGTGGGTCGTCGTGTTTTGGACCTTCATCATTATAAGCCATAATGCTGTACTTAATCAGAGGAATATCTGAAATTGTACAGTCAAAAGCATCAACACCTGCTTCATAATAATCTGAGTAGGTTATTGAACTTCTAAGCATCTCAAGAGGTTCCATTAATGATATAGGCTCATTTGTTGTAGAGTATACATTTGTCCACATGTAATCAGTATAACTCTTTGAATACTGGAGGAAATCATTATCAGTAACTGGTTCATCCTTTTCAGGGTCTCTGTAGAGAGATGTAAGAGTTACTAGACAATCTTCAATAGGAAGCTCAAGAGTATCAAGAGTTCTCATATTGATAATTCCTTCTTGGAAATTCTTTCCGCAATTGTCACAATAATACATCTTATCATCATTATTATCATTTACTGAATTTAATATCTGATTTCCACAATATGGGCAAATATGAGTAATACGAATCGTATTTGAAGCTGAGATATAATCGTCAGTATAGAATGTACCTTCATATGTAATCTGGTCTGTTGATGTATCAACAAGGGTAGGAATAAGCTCCATATATCCTACATCAAGACTCTTATACGTGAAGGTAAGAACCATTCTCAAATTATTCTCAACTAGTCTATCTTTGTTAAAAGTCCTTAGTGAAGGTACTAAGTCACCTTCATTTGGCTGTATAAACTGACTTGCATCAGATTCATCATAGACTAATGATACTAACTCGGAATAATCTGTTGGCGGATTTGAAGGTGCAGTTACAATCTTGATATCATACTTCTTCTCATCAGCAACATCACGGCTTACATTCAGAGTATAAGTAATAAACTGAACGAAACTTTGACCTGAGTTCTCAGATACGTAATCAAGTGCTGAGTTATTATTTATGAATGACTGATAATAACTAACTAATCCACTATCTTCTGCAACTGTTATGATGTATGGATTAGTAAATAAGAAATCCACTGTTGCAGCATAAGTTTCAACATCTGTATTGAAGACTGATAATCTGTTATCAATCCCTAAATCACTTTGGTAATCTTTAAAAGTATAATCAAAAATATAATCATCAAACGAAAGATTAGGAACTTTATTTTTTGTCTTGTACTCCTCGAAATACGCATAGTAATCCTTTCTTGTCTGGGCTTCTTTTTCTTTATCCATAGCAAAGTCAACTGTTGTACTTCCCGTAGATACTGTATCGTATATCAGGTTTTCCTTGTCATACTTCTCAGCAAGTTCTTGCTCTGATATAGCTTCAACCTCAGTATATACTCTACCATCTTCGTGATAATAGTAGAAAGTATTACCACTAGCCTTCCAATAGCATTGCTCTGTCTTTTCAAGACCACCCAACCCAATTCTCTTGTTGAGTTCTCTTAGAGTTATCTTTCCAGATTCATCAAGAACTCCATCTTTGTCATAGAAGTTACCATCAACATCATACTTCTCTCCATCACCATCTACCACCGTATAATAGATATGCTCTCTGTATACAGGAGCCATCTTATATGTGAATAGATAACCCGGGTCTAGATTATATGAATCTCCACCTGCCTTGTAATCAAAATATTTGATATTTGTATCAAGGTAAAGTGTATTTGTAGGATAGGTGTAATCACCATTCCGTACATACATGAATGCTGAGAATAGTAACTCAACTGCATCATTTCGTTTCTTTATGAAAAGAACCTCATTATTATTTCTATGCTTGTAATTCATGAAATATGTCTGAAGGTCATTTTCTGTAGTAAGGGAATTCGCTGTTGTAAATCCTTCAACTGTTAAATCCTTAAGAGCGTCGATATCCATCATATCTTTTCCACCTGAAGAACCTGATGTGGATTTAGCAGCAATCAACCATGAATGGCTGTAATCGTATTTGTCTCCCTTAGTGATACTATAAGTTTCACCATCATAGTATTCAAAGTTTCCAGCAGTACCGAGAGTTGTATAGACAATTATCTTTAGCTCTGAGTTAAACTTAGGCTGGAAATAAGCATCTTTTGTGGTGAATGATATCTCAAAACTGCTATCATCTAGCATCTTATAATAGCAGAATGGGTCTTTAGAAGGAACCGAATAGATTACCTTCTTAGCTAACTGGGTATTGTAATCACTGTCACCCGGTGCTTTGTATAGGACATCAAAACCAAGTATCTGGTCTGAGAAATTAACTGTAACTGTCGGATAGTTTAGAGTAGCATTATCTATCAATGTCTCGTACTCGACTGTACGGATATACTGTCCTAATTCAACTTTCATAACAAGCATTCCATTATCATACTGAGCCATTCTGATATATGGGTCAGATACATTAGAAACGCTATTTGTGTATTCTTCTACCATGTATTTTGCAGAGTAAATCCATTTTCCTCTACTTTCACTATACATGGCTTTTATTTCGATATCGTAATCAAGGCTGAATGGTATGTCATCATCACCTACTCGTATTACGGTATCCTTATCTATATAGAAGTAACTATAATCACTTCCTTGAGACGATTGAAAATTCGCTCGTACATCAACTTCTGCAAGTAGAATAAGAAATTCGCATCTACCGCAGTCTGATACCATATCAGTTAACTGGAAGATAGCTGCATTTGAATATATTGAGGTTCTCATTTTACTTCTAGTAGGGAATACTTCAGAAAGTAATGATGAACCTGCATTAAATGCATCTTCTGTTATGGTACCCATGTATTCGGCAACTAAACCGAATGTACCAGTCGTCAGATTGGATGTATCAACGTCTGGAAAAAATTTTGGCATAATATCTGTTGCCGCAATGTCTTTAATGGAAAAGGTATCCACATAATCACGGTCAACGGTAATTTTTTCGTCAGCCACGTTTAATCTCCTCCCTTTCTTTTTATTTTTGTATTAGAGTGCTCTAAATCTAAGCTTGTAAGTAAGTCCTGAGCCATCAGTTAAATCTGCTGATGGTAAATCACTTCGGCTTGACCAGTCAATGACTTCTACAAATGGAGCACCAACCCATGTTGTATCTACAACACCTTTATTCTCATTGAATATTGGCTTGTATTTAACAGTGCCACTTGGTTTTCCTCTGAATGCATTATAATTTAATTCAGCAAGAGCTGCTGGATTTAAATCTTCTTTCCATGAATATCTATATGCTACTGATAATTCAGGAGCTTGTACTGTGGTTCCTCCGCCTGACCATGCAATTGAGCTGTATGGAATAGATATAGGGAATAATCCATAATATTTACTCCAAAATAGAATGGTCTCGAAGTCTTCTGCTGTTACGATAACATATGCAGATACAGCATAATCAAGCTCTTTATTATTAATATGCTTCATTTTAGGTGTCCATCTTCCTGTAAAGACATTTGTGATATAATCTATCCATAATTTATGGAGATAGAGGATATCAAAATTTCTAGTGTCTTTAAAGGTTATACTAAGTGAACTACCAAGCTCACTATCTCTTCGTCTACCATAAGCAACCTGATATCCATTACGAGATTTTCCCAATGTACCAGCATTAATTCCATCATCATTTAGAGGAAAATTTGTTGCCTTATTAGATAATAGCATCATGAATTCATGATTGCTGTTGTTATATTCTATCAGCTGTCGTATTATCTCAGGATTCCTCTTATAGACATACTGGCAAAATGCATCGTTTTTAAACTGGCTTGTCTGGTTACCTCCAAAATAACTATCGTAGTAGTTTAAGTCAGGACGAGTAAAGAAAATATGCATGTATCCTCTACTGAGAATATCATCATAGTTGGCAAGCTTAAATCTATTATAAGCTGTCATATTTTTAGCTGTATTTTCTTTTAGTGTCCTTACGTTGATATTGTAGGTATTATACAAATCAGTCAGGGTAAAATCAGATAAATCTATACTATAGTCGTATGTATACTGACCTGTCGTTGTTGTAGGCGTGGAATCTATTAATGGAAATCCATACTTATTCTGCACAATCTCTGGAGCATGCTGACCAATTCTTTGTAGATATGCAGGAATTGAAGTATCATTAGTATTTGAATTCTGCAATCTATAATACATGGCATCAGTCATTTCAGTTTCATCCAAATCAAGAGCACCAGTATCAGCATTTGTAGTTGTACTACTACTGTAAGTGTCAGTACCTGCTGTTGTAAGTAATGACCTACTCTTTTTTCTTTTTGGAGTAGCCAGATAGGTAACTATCGAATCAAACTTCTCATCATCAATGGCACCATTTGTAAGTACGGTGGTGTATGGAGCATCAACTATTTTTACATTAGCAAAATTATTTCTTCTTGCTCTATATAAAATATAACCTGTATTGGAAGATATACTTTCGCCATCATCCGAGACTGGTAAATAATATATTTTACCCCAAATATTTCCATCGCTATCTGTGTTAAATGTCTTAGTCAGGTATACACTTCCGCCTCGTTCTATACTTCCCGTTTTGGTTTTAGTACTACGTGACGAATTATAAACCGTAATTCCATCTTTACACTGAGGAATTACGGTAGCCTCTATAGCATTTCCCTGTTTATAATATTTCTTAGGATATTTAATCAGATTACCAGTAAGTAAATCTTGAATAAAATATTCGCCATCAGTTTCTATCTCTGCTACGCTAGATAGAAAATAATCTTTACTAGCAAGATTCATCACCTTATTAGTAGACTTATCTATGTAAGTCGTAGGAACTTTCATGCTAGAATTCTTTTCAAATGTATATAATAGCAAGGTTACGTACCTCCTTTCATTAAGATTATTCTTAGGCTTAGTTCAATGTTTTTCGTGGTAAAAATCTGGTTATAGAATTGATTATGTAATATTTTACTGCAGTAAAATAAAATTCCAAAGGAGGAAATAAGTAATGGCGAATAATTTAGAAATTGCTGGAGCAGTAGCGGACATATTAGCTTCAGCAGCTACCAGTAAAAAAGGTAGAAAAGCAATCTGTGGAACCTATTCAGATGGGACACCACGAAGCATGATTGATGCATGGAGGGATGAGTATATTTCTCCAAAGGACAGAGAAAGGTGGGACAAACTAAAAGATCAGAAGAAGAAAAATAAGAAGAAAAAGAAAAAGAATAAAAAGAAAGGGAAGAAGAAAAATAATTCAGTTGTATGGACATATTTCTAAGTTAAATTTAGGGAGGTGATTGTGAATTGGAATTGGAATTTGCCAAGTGTATTGTGGCGCTATTCCTACTTGGTGTAGTTGTTATGTTTGCCGACAGTCACCATTAAACTTGAATATTATGCTTTATGATTTTATATATGTCGTACAACAGATGAATAGTGTAGAAGGGATACAAATATTGGGGTGGTGACATACTCAATCTCTTTAGGAGTAAGTATCTCACGAAAAAAGACGGATACCATTTTTGGTATCCGTCTTTTTTTTTGGTTTGATTAGATTATTTGCACATGTGTGCATAAATTCCATCAGCAGCTATCAACTCATCATGAGTTCCTGCTTCGGCAACTTTATGATTATCTATTACATAAATTATATCTGAATTACGTATTGTAGATAATCTATGTGCAACTGTGATAACTGTCTTGCCTTGGAATGCATCTATCGCTTCCTGCACAATTGATTCAGTCTCATTGTCTAATGCACTTGTTGCTTCATCTAGTAATATTATCTCAGGGTCTTTCAAAAAGATTCTAGCTAATGCTATTCTTTGTTTCTGACCACCAGATAATTTTAGTCCTCTAGGTCCTACTATGGTATCGAACTTATCAGGTAGGCTCTCAATAAAGTCTAATAGATTTGCCTTTCTGCAAGCTTCTAATACTGACCTTGGTCCTTTTGTAGTTTCACTTCCATAAATGATATTATCATAAATAGAAGCATTGAAGATATGATTGTCCTGATGTACAACAGCTATCTTCTTTCTTAGCGAGTTACCATCTATCAAATTCATATCAATTCCATCAACTGTTATTTTTCCTTCTGACGGAACATAGAATTTTTCTAATAGACGTATCAGTGTTGTTTTACCACCACCGCTTGTACCACAGATTCCTATATGTTGACCTTTCTTTATGGTCATATTTAGGTTTTGTAGTACGTTGTTGCTTTCACCATATGAGAATGCAACATCTTTGAGTTCTATCTTGTCATTGAACTCATTCAGGTTAACTGGTCCTCTATCATCAACTTTATTTTCGTATGTCATTATCTTGTCGTAATCATCAAGTTGTGATAAATTCTCGGTTAGTTCATCGGTCATTTCAAAGAAGTTCTCAATAGGACCGATTAGCTGCCACATGTACGAAACTAGCACCATTGCAAATGCAACAGTCAGTTCACCTTTGTCAACAGCATTAAGAGACCATATTGCAACTAGCAATACAGACCCATACATTGCGATACAACTTGCTGTACCAACAACATTTGATGTTGCAACCTTCTTGCCACGTAGCTTATTCACCTGCCAGCTCATACTGCTAATAGACTGATGATGCTTTTCCTGTGTGTTAAAGCTTCTAACTTCATTGAAGGCATTAACAATTTCATCAGTCTCTTGGTTTCTCTTTCTGCGAATTTTGTCCGTATCAGACCAAATCTTCGCATAAAAGCTCCATGTATATTTTATTATACATGCAGTGATAAGATATATCACAGCTACAGGTATTAATAATTTTGGATATATCCTATAGACATATACCAGAATTACTAGAACCTGTGATGTTGACATTATCACACCTTTCAGGCTTTGTCCAATTTGAGCTACATTGTAGATCTTAGATTCAGCTGTAATTATTCGACTACAGCTGAACTCAGTGAACATGTTGTAGTCTCCGTCGAGTATTTTATCACTATACTCGTTCCATAGCACTGTGAACATTCCATCATATGACCTGTTCTTTGTGTAACGGACAACTGCTAAGAGCAATGTGTCAACCGCAGCGATAAGGAATATTATTAAAATTAATCTATTCCTTTCTGACAAGTCGGCACCTAATAATGTCGCAATCTGCAACTCTATTTCGGTACCTAATACTGTGGTTATTAGATTGGCAATGATTGATATTATTATCATCACCAAATACTTTGGGTGGTTTCGCCATTCTCTCCAACAAACTTTCATTTCATTTACCTCCTTTTATTGGTATTGGTTTGGTTTCACAAAAAGATAATATATCTTCTAAGTCATTCAATTTAGCAAATAAAAAAGACAAGATAGGAATTTCCTATCTTGTCTCTTATTTTACTTATTAGCTCTTCTTACAGCAAATGCCACAACAGAATCACCCGATGGAGTCTTTACCATCTTTTCTGGTTTAGCTACTCTAGTAGTTACTTTCATATCCTTTAATGGAACGACAACTGGTTCTGATTTTCTTCTATAAACCACAACCGAATCGTCCTGAGATACGAAACTTACACCTACCAAGTATTCATTTGCTTCAAGAGAAATTAGTGCCATTGGTTCTGACTTTCTATCAGATACTGGAAGAAGTTTACCATCAGTAATCTTCATTCTACCTGCACTTGTGACATAAACTAACTTGTCACAACCTATCTCCATGAAGTTGATTCCAACAACTTCTTCTCCGGAACGTAGAGAAATTAATGGTAATCCTCTAGCATTCTTACTCTGGTATTTAATAGATGCAGTGTTAAGTCTGATACCATCACCAAAGTTAGTATAGATAATGAAATCCTCGTCTCCTGCTGGAATAGCTGATACCAATTTATCATCTTCTCCAAGTGAAATGCAGTCTTTAAAGTCTTTAATCTTAGCAAACTCTGTCATTTTCACTTTCTTGCCAAGACCTCTTCTTGTAAGGATTACAATATCACCAATTCCTTCTCTAACATCATTTTCATTAATGATAGAAACTGGATTTCCTGTAACGGTAAAGTATCTTGCAAGTTCAACTCCTGACTCATCATAAGCCATATTTGGTATAGACGAAATTCCTACTCTACTTAATCTACCATCATCACCAAAGATTAGGAGATTATCTCTATTAGAGATTGCAGTTACTACAACCTGAGAAGTCTTTCCAACTAAGCCAATACCATTCTTCTTAGCATCTTCTATAGGAAGCTTCTTAATGTAACCATCTCTGCTTACTCCTACTAAATGCCATGTATCAGGTATCTTTACTTCAGGTTTACCTGCTTTAATAATTGCAGACTTTCTTGGACCACCAAAGAGTTTATCTATCTCTTTAAGTTGGTCTACAATGACTTTATCAACAGCTTCATCATCAGCTATGATTTCCTCATACTCTTTAATCTGCTTTTCTGTAAGAACTTTAGTGTCTTTGAACTTCTGATAAGCATCTTCAGTGAACATGCTGTAACTCATATTACTAAGAGTCTTAGCCTGAAGTGATGAAATCTTGTAAGTATCCATAAATCTCTTAATCATTTCATCTTTATTCTTAGAAGTTCTAGCTATATCAGATGTCTTCTTGATGTTATCCTTAGAGAATACCATCAAGTATACTTCATTCATGTGGTGAGTATTAGTTGCATCCATAAGCTTCTTATTATAAGTAGCTCTAACACATTCCTGTCTGTACTCAATCCATTTAAGAAGTACTTTCTTTACCCCCCATACATGTGACCTGAAGTTATCAATAACTCTAATTTCTACAGGGAGTGTGTTTCTTAGACCAGTTTGCTTAGAGAGAATATTCTCTATGAAAGTATCTGGATTAGCTTTTGATGATAATGCAAGATTAAGTCTTACTTCATCTTTCCTACTGTCATCAGTAATATCAATCAAGTCTTCTACTACTTTCTTTCCAGCCTTCTTCATTGCAACTAATCTAGCAATAATATCATTGGTTGACTGCTGGAGAGGAATTGATGTGATTGTCACTATATTCTTTATATAGTCAATCTCGTATGTTGCCTGCATTGTAAGTGTAAGCTTATCTGCCCCTCCAACATCATTGATGATTCTAAACTGTCCATCATCTACTACATTACAACCTGTTGGGATATCAGGTACTAGAAGTATATCAGCCTTTGGGTTCTTCATAAGCTTAATGGTAGCTTGAATAACCTCACTTACATTGAACGGAGGTATATTTGAAGCAACTCCAATACCGATACTACTAAATGATGGATTACATAAAACTACTGGTATTCTTGCTGGAAGATAATCAGGCTCTTCTGACTCACCTAAGTATGATGGTCTCATTGGTACATTTGAGTCTTTCAAATCTTCAAAGAATATCTTGTAAGCTGCTTGTGACAACTTACACTCTGGATACCTTGGATGTGCTGGGTCCATTCCTTTGATATTTCCGAAGTTACCCTGAGAGTCTATGAACTTCAGGTTATTTCTCCAAGGCTGTCCTAATTTGTAAATTACGTCTGATACCGAAGTATCACCATGTGGATGATACTCGATGGTATCTGCTGATGCTCTTGCTACCTTTAAGAACTTCTGACCATGGCTCTTATTCATATACATAGCATAGAGCGTTCTCCTCGCTCCCGGTTTAAGTCCGTCTATTACATGAGGAGTTATTCTGGCAATGTTGACATTCGTTGCATAGACTTTCATCCAGTCTTCTGAAATATCAGCAATGTCTGTTTTGCCAGCTTCTCGAGCTTCAATAACGCTGATATCTCGGTTATTATCTTTTTTCTTGCCCATTTTATTTCCTCCTAGTTATCAATATCTTCATACTTAATCTTGTATGAAGCAACCATCTGTGCTCTTTGTTTAGCGTATGATGGTTTGTCTGAC